ACGGAGCAGCTGCCACCAACGGACGCGGCACCATGCTCCCTGCCCAGACAGTCTTTCACCCTGCACGGGCCATCGCCACGGACGGCGTTGCCCGCCAGGACCTCGTCCTCACCTGCGCCATCACCGTCGCCGCAGCCGAACCCCCACCAGCCAACGTGCCCGGCTCGTGGAACCTCGATGGCGTGGCCGCACTCGTGCCCGGTCCCACCTTCACGCTCAACCTGACCGACCCCACCACCCACGCAACCCTCGTCGCGTGGCTCCGTCACGCGCACACCATCGTCGGCATGAACCTGCCGTTCGACATCCTCTGGCTGCGTGCCTTCAGCCCCGCCATCGCACTCGCCCTCAACGGACGGCACACCCTCATCGACCTGTCCGTTGTCAACTTCCTGCACTCCGAACTCCGACCCGAGCGCAGCCTCAAGTCACTCGGCCCCGTCCTCGGCACCCACTCCTACCGGGACGACGCCACCCTCAAGGACGGTCGCCGGTTCCCGTCCCCCACCTGCCCCAACCTGCACGCGTACAACGCGCAGGACACGCACAACACCATGCTCGCCGTCGCGCACCTCGCCGGCCGCATCAAGCAGGACTACCCCGGCACCGACAAGTTGGGGGAGTACAGCGTCCACCACTTCAGCGAGACCCTGTGGTCCACCATCCGCATGTCCGAAGCCGGCATCCCCTTCAGCCTGCCCCGCCTCATGTCCCTTGAGCGGGAACTTCTTGACCAAGCAGAGACCGCAACCAACTGCGCCGCTGCTGGTGGGGTACTCATCGAGGGCGAAGGAAGCGTCCAGTCCCAGCGGGAGTTCATGGCCCGCTGCATCGAGGACATCCTCCCCACCAACCCCGACTTCCTTTCCCACCCACTCCTCACCTACACCGAGAAAGCGAAGGAACTCTCGTGGTCCAGCGAGAACCGCCGGCTCATCGCCAGCCACCTGCCCGACTCGCATCCAGCGCGCACCATCTTCGAGTGTGCCGACAAGCACAGCACGGCCCAGAAGTTGGTGTCTTCCTACACGTATCCGCTCTTGCGTCACCGTCGCACGAAGCCGACCGACCGTTCATCTGTCCTTCTCAGCCGGCCAGATTCCCCCACCATCGGCATCGCCTACCCCACCTGGTACACCGTCCCCTCGATCCCCAAGGACTCGGGCTCTGAAGGCGGCACCATCCAGGCCCGCATCACCTGCAAGAACCCCGCAGCCCAGACATTCCCCGCCGTCATCAAGGACTGCGAGGCCAGCCGCTACCCCGGCGGCAGCATCGTCTCGTTCGACCTGAGCCAGATCGAACTGCGCGTCGCAGCCATCCTGTCGGGCGAGCCCACCCTGCTCGCCGCCTTCAACGACGGCGTTGACCTGCACACCCAGCGCACCCTCGCCATCTTCGGGCAGGACTCCAAGGACCGACCGGACTTCAAGGCCCTCCGTCAGATCGGCAAGACCGTGAACTTCGCCGACCTGTTCGGCGCATCGTCGGCCCGCCTGCAGCGCAGCGTGCTCGACATGTCCGGCACGCTCTATCCCCTCACCTTCTTCGACCAGATCGTGGCGTCCCGCTACGAGCAGCGTCCCGGCCTGGTGGGGTGGCAGTACTCCCTCTGCCGTGAGGCTGAGGCCAAGGGCTACATCGAACTGCCGTACACCGGGCACACCCGCACGTTCACCAGCTTCCGGCTGGACCAGCGTGCGTGGAACACCCGCCGTGAACTGAAGCAGGTCCTCGCCCGTGGCGGCAAGTCCATGATCTCCGAAGTCTGCAACTTCCCCGTGCAGGCAACCGCCGGCAACGTCATGCTCGCCATCCAGAACTTCATCCATCGGGCACTCGGCCCGATCACATCCCCCACCAGCCACAAGCAGCCGCAGCTGTTCCTCCAGGTCTACGACGCCCTGTACTTCGACTGCCCGCCCGGCACGGAGAAGCAGGCGGCGGACCTGATGTGGGCGGCCGTCGAGTTCGTGGGCACCGCCGGGTATTGGCATCAGTTGTGCAAGCGTTCGGGACATCACGCACCCCTCATCTACGAGTGAACATGTCAGGCATCTCCATACCACCCGTCGTATTCAATTCCCTCTACCGCCACTACCGCAACGGCACGCCACCGGGCGGGTTCCTCGATGCCGTGCTCTCCGACAAGGCACACCTCTCGGCAGCATCGGCCGACCCTCTCAACCGCCTGCACCTGGCGGACATCATCCTCTTCAACCATTGGGCCAAGGACTACGGCTACCTTCGGCAGGTGGGGGACCCAGCAGCATTCGACCTGAAGTGGGAGGCATGGCGCATCCGCTTCAGCCCGCAGGCAGAGGAGATCTCATTCGGACAAGGAGACGACGATGACTGACAAGACCATCAACCACCGCAAGGACATCACCATCTGGGTCGAGGCCGACATCGTCAGCCTGGACATCACCTTCGACTGCACCATCTCCATCACCCACACCACCGCCGCACCCGGCCAGCGTGCCCGGATCGTGGAGATCAAGGAAGCCGAGCCCATCCACGTCTCGTATTCCGACAGCGACGACAACGAGATCACCTGGCACTACGGCGACAACATGCCCCTCACCATCGTCAAGGCACTCGACGTCCTCGACGGCGTCATCAACGACAAGCTGCGCGAAGCAGCGGAGGAGATCCAATGACAAACTCGACGACCGAATTCCCCACCATCCGCACCGTCATCAACCAGATCCGTCCCATCCTGCCCGAGGGCTTCCGCCTCGTCGTGTCCTACAACGGTTCCGACGACAGCGGATGGTTCGAGGACTACTGGTTCGAGGACAGCAAGGGCAACCGCATCGACGACCAGTCCCCCAATGCCAAGGCCGCATTCGAGATCGTCGGTGACAACCCATCCGCCATCCACGAAGAACTCTACAAGCTGCTCGGCACCCGCTTCCCGGGCTGGGAGATCGGCGACGGCCACGTCATCGGCAGCCACGGGTACTTCACCATCGACAGCAAGACCAACTGCATCACCCAGAATCACTACATCGACTTCAACGATGAGCAGGACGAGAGTCCTGACGAGGTGGTCCCCTTCTAATGCACCCCTACCACCACGCCCTCTCGTCCGCCAAGAAGCACGGCGGCCAGCCCTCCGACTACCAGTATATCCACGACTGGTTCGATGCAACCAAAGCGTTCTTCGGTGACGCCCGCCACCGTGCACTTCGGCACCACACCGCCGGCATCTTCTGGTGCGAGGAGGAGTTCGGAACCACGGTCCCCACCAGCGAAGGCAAGAAGATCCCCGTCCGTGTCATCGCCGAGCAGCACGTGATGGAGGACATGGGTTTCCTGCCCACCCCTGAGTGGTGGCTGAAGCAGATGGTGCTGGCCCCCGCCATGAACCGGGTCCCCACCAAGCCCGAGACCAGCCCGGTCGAGGAACTTCAGCGGACCCTGGCGGTCGAGTTGTACAAGGGCGAAGGTTGATCGCTAGGATGGAGGCGTGTCCCACGTCACCGTCCTGATCGACAGCAGGGAGAAGAAGCCCCTAACCTTTCCCGCACACCTTGTGGTGCTGGACAGGAGCAAGCCACCCACCGCCGGTCGGTCCCGCACATTGACGGTCCGCACGCAGTCTCAGACCATCAAGACAGGGGACTACCGGTTGGTGGGGGGCAGCTCCGCAATCGAGCGGAAGGGCAGCTTCGAGGAGATCGCCGGTAACTGCATGACGATGGACGGCAGACGCCGGTTCCTGGACTGTTGCAAGCGGCTGGTGGGGGAATGCCGCACTGCCTGCCTCCTGTTCGAGGGCGCAATCGGAGGGTTTGATGTGCGTGCTGGACTTCCGCATCCGGGTGTTGCGACGGATGCTTTATTGGATATCATCGGGGAGCACGGGTTGCCCCTGATGCTTCTTCCCCTGAGCACGACCGGCCAGCGTAGGGCCGCAGGTGAGTGGGCATTGAGGTGGCTCCTGTCGCAGGAGCGGAATGGCACAGGTCACCCTCACCACGGACGTCAAGAACTTCAGCCGCAACACGTTCACGTCAGCGACGTCGGGAACCCCGAACCGGGTGACGACCACGACCCGGCCGACCGGAAGTAACTCGACGGTCTTCGGCTCCAGCCTCAACTACATCAAGCTCAAGCTGCTGTCCACCGGGACCACGGCACCCACCATCTACGTGTTCGGCTGGTCGTTCTGGTCCGACACCATGACGTACGTGCCGCAGCTCCTGTGCTCCTTCAGCACAACCATGTCCGCCACCTCGCAGACTTCCCCCGAGGGAGTCACCCTCTACGAAGTCGCAAGCATGGCTCTGCTTACGGGAGACGCCAAGTTCTACCCGGGCGTGTCTGGTACGGGCAACGGCGGGTTCGTGATGATCGACACGGTCGGTTGCCATACTCTCGAGGTCTGCGCTGTGGATGCCACGGGCACCACGATCCATGTCCTCAGCTCGGGGCTCTGACCATGTACGAATACCGCAACCGCACCCGTTCTCTGTTCTCTTATCCCCAAGCAGCAGGAATCTACGGGAGTTCCAGGGCTTCTCAATTTATCAAAGATGTTGTGTCGGGATCAAACTCCCTGGACATTGTCACCATCGGTGACAGCAACACTTGGTACGACCTCTTTGGGTACAACGATGGCATCCGATGCGCTCTTGGGTATGCAGGCGCTTCCGAATACGCAACTCCTCTTTCCATCATGGCAAACGATGGAGTTGGAAACAACAGGACGTTTACTGACTACTGCCTTTACCGCTTCGGCGGCACCGGAAACAGCGGTGGCGGCGCTGGGCAAACGGGACTCATCACGAACCTTGCAACCGCAGCGACTGCAGGCGACACAGATGCCCTGGCAATCCAGGGCTTCCTGACCGGCAACAACTTCTCGCTTCTCAAGCCATATTCGTTTGGATACGACGGGCTTTTCGTTCGAGGCGGAACCGCCACATCTGCAGGCAATGGTCCCGCCATTTCCGTTGGAGCAGGAACTACCTTTGCAATCAAGGATGGAACGGGATCAAACGCCCTTCAGTACCGAGTCGTGTACGGAACGTTCACGAGCGGGTCTGGTCAGTTCAAGTTGCAGGTAGTGCGCGGGGTCAACACCGTTGTTGCCCGGTCTTCGAGCGCAATCACCACGAACACGGGAACTCTTGGAGTCAATGCCGGAACTGCGGCAGCCAAGTTGAACTTCAACTCCCCCGAAGTCTCTGACCGATCCGTGATGTTTGGATGCAACGTGGACGGGTATGCAAGTGGCACTGTTGCAGATTACGCAGTAAGTCCCTGCGCTTTCTTCTGGCACTCGTTGATGTTCCAGAGCAAGAAGGGATACTCGGTCTCCAACCTCACTTACTACGGCGGAAGAACGACTGCTCAGCTTGCGACCGACATGTCGAACAACCTGAACACCCTCAGGTTTTACGTCAAGGAACTTCGGGAACGTCAGATAGAAGCAGGTGGTTCCGGTCGCGTCATGATCTTCCTTCAGAGCGGCATCAATGATGGTGCAACATCATCGAGTTACCCCACCAGCCTTGACTCGATTGTCTCGACCTTCCGATCCGCATGGAGCCATTGGTCCTTCCCGGAATCGGATCTTTGTTTCCTGATTGCGGCTACTCACCCCACTCCTGCGTCGATGGCCGGTGGTGCCAGTTGGGCGACACAGAAGAAGTTGTTTGCAGACCAGGCAAAGGCTTGGGTTTCCGGGAAGACGAACGTGACGTTCGTTGACTTTGAAGATTACAGGACAGCTGCACAGCTCAGTGATTCCAACCTGTATTCGATCTATGAAACGGGCACTGCCGGATCCTCTCCGTTTGCACCTTATGCGGCGCATCTCAGGGCTGCACCAATTACGGCGGTGGTTACGACTTGGAACCAGAGTGTTGTTGCAAGCGTGACAAATCCACCCCCTGGTGGGGGTGCAGGTTTCCAGGCAACCGGAACTTCTTCGTCGAACGGATACATGGTTCTTGCTGGATACATGATTCAAAACCTGCTCAAGTAAAAGAACTCCCATGAACGAACTTCAACTCACCGCGTCAGGCACGATCCCCGGCTACAGCTGCGTCAAGCTGGTGGGGTCGGACCAAGTCGGAGTCACCACCTCCAGCTCCGATGTCGTGTTCGGTGTGACCACCTACTCGCAGAAGGCGTCGGGTGAAGTCATTGAACTTCAGACCGACGAGAACAGCACCCGGCTCCTGCGTGCAGGTGGCACCATCGCTGCCGGCGACTTCCTTGTCCCGAGTTCAACGGGCACTGTCATCAAGTCCACTGACGGTGGCGGTCAGTTCATCGCGACCGAAGCCGCGACGTTGGGCCAGAATGTCTGGGCTCTTCTGTCCAGCACCAAGTCAAGCACCAGCCAGGTCAACTACCTGGCACCTGGATCAAGCACGGTTCGCGAGGTCTCGTCCAAGCTTGCCGAGCAGGTGAGCGTCAAGGACTTCGGCGCTGTCGGCGACGGGGTGACTGACGACACCGCCGCAATCCAGGCAGCTCTTACTTCTGCAGGAAATACAGACTCTTCTGTTCTTATTCCTGCAACATCTTCTTTCTATCGGATCACCGACAAGCTGACCATTCCAAATGGTGTTTCTGTGGTAGGCCAAGGATTTGGCTCACTTATCAAGCAAATTACACTCAAGAAAAACATCTTTGAGATGGGGCATGACACCGTAATCAGCAATCTCAATCTTGAGATGCCAACCAATGTTGCTGCTGGTTACGACTATGCAAACCAGAACGCAGTTTATGCAGCAGGCAAGAACAATGTTGCCATTGTTGCAAACTGGATCAAGCTATCTAGGACAGAATGCGGGGTTCAGATCAATGCTTGTCGAGACGTAAGCATCAAAGACAACATTGTCTATGGCTCTACTTGGGATGCAGATCCCGCAACCTCTAGTTCTGGAGACATTGTTGTTGTTGGCAATGACCTTACCAACACTCTGGGCATCAACCGAATTGTTGTTGAGAACAACTTTAGTTTGAGCAACAACTGTCTTGGGATTTGGGTTGACGCTTACGGAGGAAACGCAGACATTGTTGTCAATGGCAATGTTGTTGTGACTCTAGATGCGACTACGTGCACTGTTGGTGGGACGTGGGCAGAAGCAGCAAATGGCGGGGTTCGTCGACACGCAATTTCTGTTGGGTATGGGGATCAAACTGTTGATGGGCCTCGTGCTGTTGTCTCCAATAACGTTTGCAGAAACACACGGCTTACCGGTATCTACCTTCAGGGGGGGACTCTGGAAACCAGTGGCCCGATTGTCTGTGCCAACAACATAATTTCTAAGGTAAGCCAGGCAACAGCTGACACTTCCGGACTAACTGGAGGGATCTGGACTAGCAGCCAAAGCCCCAAGACGTTGATCACCAACAACTTGATCTACAAGAACAACCACCCTACTTCGGGTGGAATCAACTTCATTGCTACCACCACTACGCCTGTTGACGGCCCAACGTTCTCAAACAACACGATCATCGAAAGCGCTGGTTATGGCTTCATGATTTCAAGTCGCGCAGGAAAGTGCGTAATCAAGGGCAACGTCATTTCTGGAACAACCAAGCATGACATTTGGTATGCAGCATCTTCAGGAAGAAGTGATGTTGGCGGTTTGATTATTGAAGACAACGTGTTTAAGCGCACAAATTACAACTTCCCGTCCGTGCTTCTTGATTCACAGGTGGGAACCGTTATGTCGTTTGTGCGCAACAATTACTTCAAGGGCCATGATCGGACTTCCGGAGGAGGAAGTCCAGGAGCTGCTGTTACTGAACTCAATGCTGGTGTTCGCGTGTCTCGGCCGCTATACACGCAGGTATTTGGAAATGTCTTTGAAAATTTCCACGTTGCCGTCAGCTTGTATCAGTACTTTGCTGACACGACCAGGTTCTTCACAGTCAACTACTCAAACAATGTGATCAAAGACTGCAATGTTGGATTCGGAATCTCCAAGAACACCAGCAATGATTCCACTGTTCCCATCTGCGACAACGTGTTTGAAAATGTGACAAGCAAGACCAGCATTTCGTACGGAGACGGCTCTCCTGGTGGGTTTAAGTGCGGTTACATTGCAAGCAAGCAGGGAGACAAAATTGTGGTGTACGAGTTGAATGCAGTTCCTGGTGCCAATACTGGCCGCTGGGCAATCGGAGACAGGATTGAATACACCACACCTACCGCTGGAGGATTCTTGGGTGCGGTGTGCACAGCAGCGGGTAGCCCGGGTACGTGGAAGACTTACGGCGCAATTACTCCATAACAATAAACCATGACCCTAGAGCAGAACAACACCGTCAAGCTGTCGGTCCGTGACTGGACTGCCATCATTGCCCTCGTGGTCACCGTGAGCGGTGGCGTGATCGGCGCCTTCATGCACCACGACCGGATGCTGATGCGTCTGCTCACCCAGCAGGAGAACATCAATGCGCGGCTGGACAAGATTGAGCGCCAGCTTGACGCTGGCCGCTAGCCTGCTGGTGGGGTGCAGCGCAACGCAGCGGGTCTCGGACAACGCCAACGAGATCCGGTCGGAAGCACGTGCCTTGTCCCTGCACGGCGAGCAGATGCAGGACAAGGAGGTTGTTGCCCGTGCCGAACGAATCTACGGCCTGGCTGCTGGCATTCATGACCAGCTACCTGGCCTTGAGGACCGGACCCCTGCGTGGATGGAAACGCTCATGTGGGTGGCTGGAGCCGTGGTTGCCGTGGCGGTGGTCATCCTCCTCTGGCAGACGGGCCTTGGCACCGCTGTCCGAATCGCAATTGGCTGGCTCCCGCGCCGGAAGGTCCAGGACGCAGACCTCGCCGCCGGCATGCTGGACCCGGACAAACCTGAAGATGCCCGCGAGTATGTCGCTGCGCGGCGGGCATCAGACCCGGAGTTTGATGCTGCGTGGCGACGCATTCACAAGAAGGAACGCAAATGATCCTCGCAAGTTTCTCTGACTTTCTCGGTAACCTGTGGTTCGCGGCCCTGCTCGGTGTGGTCGGCTTCGTCGCCGGCTGGTACCTCTGCAAGAAGCACGGCTCCAAGTTCTGATGCCTGACGTCCCGTTCCAGGTGAGGGCAGCGTCGAGGAACATACACCTCGTCGACTTGACGTGCACCGCGAGAACGAACGAGTGGTGGTTCCTCCTGTCCGGGGACCGCCACCATGACAATCCCCACGCAGACCATGCCCTCGAAAAGCTCCATCTGGACCAGGTGCTTGAACGCAATGCAGGCATCATTGATGTGGGTGATCTTCACTGCGCGATGGAAGGGAAGTTCGACCCTCGCCGGAACAAGAGCGGCATTCGCGAAGAGCATGCACTGGCTGCGGACTACCTCGATTCCCTAGTCCGCCACGCCGCCGATTTCTACGCGCCGTACTCAGCCAACTTCGTGGTCATCGGCAGGGGCAATCACGAGTCCGCGATCCTGAAGAACTGCGAGACGGACCTGACCGAGCGCACCTGCGAGCGCATGTCCCAGATGTCCGGGCACAAGGTTCACCCCGGCGGCTACGGCGGGTGGGTCCGGTTCCTTGCGGAGCTGAACAACGAGCGGTACACGCTCAGCCTCAAGTACTTCCACGGTGCGGGCGGCGCGGCCCTCATGTCCTTCGACACCCTGAAGGTCCGGCGCAACGCAGCCGTCATGCCGGACGCAGACGTCATCGTGCAGGGCCACGTGCACAAGCAGTGGTTCATGCCCCTGTCCCGCGAGCGGCTGGTCTGCGACAGGGGAGGTTGCCGCGTCGTGAGCGACATCCAGTACCACGTCCGCACCGGCACCTACAAGGACGAGTTCGGAGACGGACACAGCGGCTGGCACATCGAGCAGGGCCGGGGTCCCGAAGTACAGGGCGCGGTCTGGATGCGGCTGTACCTCGCCAAGAAGTCCGGACGAACCGCAGGCAGCGGCGAAGCCAAGACCTACTACCAGCTCACCCCCGAATTCCACCTCGCGCACTGACCCCCACCAGCCATGGCGAAGGGCGACCGCATCCTCAAGATCCGTGGTCAGCGCTGGAGGCTTCGCTTCGTGGCGAACCTGGGGGACGCCGAGGGCCTGTGCCGCAAGGACGAACGCATCATCCGCATTGCCCTGGGCTATCCCGAAGACCGCACGCTGGACTCCATCATCCACGAGGTCCTGCACGCCGCGCTGTGGGACCTCGACGAGGAGGCCGTGGAGGAGACCGCGAACGCCATCTCCGCTGCCCTGTGGCGGGTGGGGTACCGCAGATCCCTGTAAGAAACTCTTACCACTTTTTCTTACTGCTTACGAAACGACCGCTTCGTGCCAAAACACTTACCGCTGGAGCGGAAGTGCTACACATCTACACAAGTGTCACCGAGGGAGATTCCCGCTACTCCCATCGCCGGGGTCCGGCATCTTCGGGTGATTAGACCATCGGTGAATGAAGTACATACTACACCCGTCCCCCTTAGAGTCGCGCACGCGGGGAAGCGCGGTGCGCCCCGCGTGCGCTCACCCAAGGAGTCCCTATGCCCCCACCAACCACACCCGTCAAGTACCCCACCAGCACCAACGATGATGTCCGCAGTTGGCTTGAGGCCCACGGCATCTTCAGCCGCAGGCCGCACATCCGTTCGTCCGACTACCGCCTGCTGCGGTCCTGCCCCCGCACCTACTACCTGTCCCGCAAGCTGGGGCTGGTCAAGGCGTTCCAGTACAGCAAGGCCCTGACCCGGGGCAGCTGGGTCCACCTTGCGTTCGCCTGCATTCTCGATGACCCCACCGACCGGGCACTGGCGTTGGAGCAGGCCATCGTGGCCCGATGCGAAGAGCTGCGGGAGGTCGCCAAGCAGATGGGTGCAAGCCCGGAGAAGGTGCGGGAGATGGTGGCCCGTGAGGAAATCGACGCCCGAACCAGCATCGCGTGGTTCAACGCAGCCATGCAGGTACCGGACGGCAGCGGCAAGACCCTGGCCCAGCGGTTCGCGGAGGACTGGACCGTGGTGGAGCAGGAGCCCGAGATCCTGTACGCAGACTGCCTCATCCAGCCTGATTGCATCGTGCGAGACAAGGCCGGCAAGTTGTGGATCGTGGACTTCAAGACCACGTCCATGTCCACGAATGCCCGACTCCAAACCTGCCCACTCGAGTTCCAGACTCAGCACTACTACTACACCCTTTCGGATGCCATGGCAGCGCAGCCAGAAATGGCCATTCAGTATGGCGGCGACACGGTTGCCGGCGTCCTGCACGTCGCGGTGCGCAAGCCCAGCATTGAGTTCGGGATGAAGGACCGTCCGTTCACGCTGGACGAATCGCCGTTCAAGAGCGGACCCCGCAAGGGCGAGCCGCGCAACGAGCGCATCTACACGGGCGAGCCGGACCCGTACCTCTACGAACAGCGTTGCCTCGACTGGTACATGGGACGCGGAGAGTACAGCCACTTCGAGCCCGAGCGGCTGACCGATCCGTGCGTTGCGATTTCCACCACTTCCGCGGAACTTCTTCTTGCAGAAGATCTCAAGTGCGAGTACCATGATCGCCTGTCCTTCATCCGGAAGTACACGAGCCGCACGTCCCAGCCCAGCGAATTCGAGATCGGTGATCCGGTAGTCCAGCACGGTACTCCGTCGCCCTACCTCCCGTTCCACATGGTTGAGCCTGGCAAGTGGCCCGAGTTGATCCTGGCTGAAGGGTTCCTGCAGAGAGACAGAGACGGCCACACGGAGATCGACCATGGAGGAAGCGGCTAACCCCACCAGCCAGGAAGCCACACGAGCGGTCCTTGGACCGGCCATGTGGATGGAGTGCCTGCGTCTTGTCATCGCCCCACGCATTGCCCGCACCGTGCGGGACGTGCCGGACATCGAGAACAGGCAGCAGCTCCACCGGGCGTTCTGCCAGATGCACGAGGTGCGTCCTTCCTACTCCACCTTCAGCGGGTGGTGCGAGGACCTGGGCATCAACTTCAAGAAGCGCATCGAGGTCAGCATCCCCGGCTGGCGGGAGATGCCCCGGCCTGCCCCGGACTTCATCGGGCCCATGCCTGCTGCCCCCACCCAGCCGATGAGGCAGCAGATCGTGCAGGACGAGGAGCCGGGGGACCCGGACGCACCGGTGCAGTGGGACGGACCGGCTGCCCGGGAGATCCCCCTCGAGGCGTTCAACGACAACATGCCCACCATCCTGCCGGGTGGGTTTCGTGCCCCGACGTTCATCGGGGACAACAACTACGGCAACTGACCGCAAACCCAAGGAGTCATCATGACACACTCCGTCACGCACGGCACCACTGTCGCATCCAAGTACGCTGGTCTCGGCAATGCAGTCACCACTGGTCGCACTACTCCTGCCCGCATGCTTGGCCTGGTGGTTGGCGAGGCTGGCTGCGGCAAGTCTTTTCTCCTCCAGTCCCACCCTGGCGCGTACATCCTCAACCTTGACGAGACTCCTGCGGTCTGCGGGACCAGCGAAGCGGTCATGTTCCCCACCCCCGGTCCTGACGGCCGATCAGTGGACGAGAAGGGAAATCCCATCGTGCTCGACTGGTCCGCACTCGAGGCGAAGCAGAAGGTGCTCATTGAACTGGCGAAGGCCAACCAGCCGCGGCCCGAGACCGTGGTGATCGACACGCTCGGTGCAGCCATCCGGCTCCTCCGTCCGCACATCGCCAAGATCTACGGCCGCGAGCGGTTCACCGACGTCGACGGCCGGCTGGGCTGGGAACGCCTGTTCGACACCCTGATCGAGTTCGGCACTGTCCTGCGCCGGCACGGTTACGGCGTCTACTACATCGCTCACCTGTCCCGCAAGCACGTTCCCCTCAGCGAGAACCAGAACGTCGAGGAGTACAAGATCCTCATCTCGGACGGCCTGTACGCCCGCATGTTCCCCATGTTCGACATCGTCATCCCGATCACCGCGCAGTGGGACGTGCGGGAGATCAGCCGGGATCAGGAGACCAACGTGGGCGGCAAGGTAGTCACGCGCCGCGTTACCAGCCAGGAGAAGGTGCGCCGCCACTACTGCTCCTTCGACAACCCGAAGCTCGAGGGCATCGCCAAGGTCCGCACGCTGTCGCCGCTCACCACCATTGAGCTCCCCCGCGACAACGCGTGGCAATCCTTCTGCGCTGCTTACGAGAGCGCGAACGCGTCCCGCTGACGCGGGGGTCGCGTTCGCTTCCACCCATCGTTTCGTTTGTTTCGTTTCTTTCACCCATCTCTACGGAGAATCAGATGCCCATTGAGAACAACGTCAAGGCCATGTTCAACTCGCTCAACAACACCTTCGCCAACGTGCAGCCGGACAACGGCATGGGCGCTGGCGGCTGGTGGCCGGCAGAGGGTCAGCACGAGGTGTTCGTGTCCAGCCTCAACGTCCGCCCGAGCGAGTACAAGCTGCCTGACGGTCAGAAGGTGGCCGGCACGGAGATCGTGTTCCGCTACCAGCTGATCAACGACACCGACCAGCCGAACGAGCCGCGCTCCTTCGACGGTGCCGCCTTCCGTCTGCCCCAGGACACCAGCGTCCTGGACGACAAGGGCCGCATGCGCGTCGAGATCGAGGCCCGCCGCCTGAAGGGTCACCTCCAGACCATCCTGCGCCGCGACGTCAAGGATATCGGTACCGCCCTGGCGGACGCCGATGCCAAGATCAACGGCCAGGACGCGGTCGCCGTCGTGGTCAAGTGCCAGTACGACAACGTCAACGGCAAGACTTACCGCAAGGACTTCCTCGTGAAGCCCCTTGCCGGCTGATTCCTGCTACACTACCCGGTACCCCACCAGCCGGGGGAGGGTTGCTCGCAAGGCGCCCTCCCCCTCATAGTCCCCCGGATAGCCCCCCGGTTGCCCCGCACGACGGAGAGCGACCGGGGGGTTTCCGGAGGGGGGAGAACAAATGTACGAGACACGGTTCGTCTACCAACTGCCGCTTTCATCCGCAGGGGATGTCGGGAATCACGTTGCAGATGTAGTGCAGGCAACAGGACACGGACCGACCAACGTCAACTTCATCGTGGACGAGAGCGAATCCACCGTGACGGTGACGTACATGACGCAGACCACGCGGGAAAGCGATCACATCATCAACAACTGGAAGCGCATCAACGGCCGGGTCCAGGTCGAGCGCACCCACAAGATCAACCCCGACCACTTCCGCAACCTGGCCCTAGCCGGCGAGGAGAACCGCAAGCTCCGCAGCCACATCGCGCTGGAGGTGGAGCGTATGTGCCTCAAGGGCGTGGGCAGCAAGGGTGTGCTGGACTACCTGCTTGAGTGCGAATCGGTGATTGTCGAGCTCAAGGAACTCGTACAATCAAAGCGTGCATCAGTCTGAACACGGCCTGTCCGCAGTCATCTCGAAGCACTCAGGAGAGCCCCTGTCCATCACGGGCCCCTCCCCCTACATCGACACCACCGAACCCCTGCCCGCATACTGCGGCATCTACCGCGCACCCACAGGCTGGTGGGGTGTGGTCGTGCACTGCCCCCGAGGCACCCACCCCCAGGACGCCGTGCGCCACTTCGAGGGCAAATACCCTGACATCACATGGTGCGGACAGGAAGCATCCATCGGGCTCTACCGCCTGCCCACCAACGAACTCGTGGTGTCTGCCCGCATCCAGGAATCCGGGCAGCAGCAGATGACGAGCATCATCGAACGAAGCACGAACCGCGACTTTGCGGAGACCCGCTTCGACCGCAGGCGCGTGCCCGCCGGTGTCCGTTACCTGCCCGGCAAGCAGCTGCAGCTCTGGTTCTCGCTCTAGCGGTAGCCCCAGCGGTACATGTCGCCCTGCTCCGTGGGCCTGCCGGGAACCCCACCAGCCATGAGCTGACCGGGCAGCGTCTCCTCGACAGCCTGCCGATACATGTCGCGTGCAGTGACGTCCATCGTCTCCAGCGTGCGGCCGACCACGCTCTCCTCCCGCAGCTTGACCGCCTGCTTCATCTGGTCCTGCGTCACGGTCAGCGGCATGCCGAACCGCTTCTCGAAGTCCACCTTCACGCGCTTGGCCGCGCTCATGTTGTTGCCGAGCACCGCAGCGATGTATTGCCTGCGCCCCTCGCGGATGGCGTCCCGGTTTTTCAGCAGGAACTGGCTCAGCTCCTGCGGATTCCCGAACCGCCCCAGGTCCGCACCGAACGCACGGAGCACCACGTCGCTGGTGGGGTACTGTCCCATGAACCTGCCGTCCGTGTTGTACACCGGCACCATCCCGCTCTCGGCCTGACGCCAGTCCGCAAACGTCCTTTGCAGACCCACCGCCTGCAGGGTCTCGGTCGGAGGCATCGTGCCGATCAGCCGGCTCACGGCCACGCCGCCCGGGATCACGCGGGGAAGCACGTCCTGCAGGATCTCGGCATCACCGGTGCCCAGGAACTTCACCGCGTTCCAGCCCACGTCCACCGCGGGTGGGATGTACAGCGGAGGCTGGTCGCCCTGCAACGCCTGCTGTCCCCCCACGATGTCCGTGAAGCCGAACGCCAGGCCCCTGCTCAGGTCCACGCCCAGCGCGTTCTTGCCCACCTCGTACGCCACCGCACTGACCGCAGCCATCTTCGCCAGGTCCTGCAGAACCGGCATGGGCCTGGTGGGGTCAATCATGCGGGGCACCGCGAAGATGTTGGCAAACGAGCGCAGGCCGTACTGCGCGAACTGCCGGAACAGCGGCTCCCTCAGCACAGGCAGGTAGAACAGCGCAGGACGATTGATCGGGCTGCTGCCGAACTGGAACTGCTGCACGGCCATGGCCGCGTCCTGCTCAGCGCGCTGCAGGTTGCCGACCCCCACCCGCCCTGATCCCTCGTACGCGTTGAGGATGGCGTTGGCGGTCACCGTCCGGTTCAGCGTCTCGCTGAGCTGGAACGGCTTCATCAGCGTCTCAAGCAGGCTGAACTGCGGCTTCCCCACCAGTGGGCGGGTGGCGTATCCCGTCTGCTCAACCGTACCCCATGTGCTCCCGATGTCGGCGATACCGGAGATGTCCACGGTATCAGCCCCGAATCGGCGGCGGAATGCGCTGCTGAGCGCAGCGCGTAGTTCCGCCTGGCTTGCGCCAGGGCCGAGTTGCTTCCGTACCTTCAGGTACGTGCCGATCTGCTCGAAGCTCTGGGCGTAGGCCTTGACCGTGTTCTTGAACCCCAGCTGATGCACGCTCTGGAGCGGCTGCAGCAGGTTGATGAGAACGGTGCCCATGTTCAGGCCCATGTGGCTGCCATACATCAGACGGGTGGCTGCCTGCCACGGCAGGAACTCGTCCGCAGCCACGTCGTTGCCCCAGGCCCGGAGCTGCTGCACGAACTTCGCTGCGTACCCACCGCTGCGCTCGACCGCCTTCATCAGCCCGCTGTCCGCAAGCCTGCGCGCACCCTCGCGGAACTGGCTCGACACCGCGGCGTGCACCCCGTCCTCGAGCGGCTTGATGCCGATGGAGGCAGGGATGATGTTCCTGCGCCACTGGTCCACGAGGTACTTGTCCTCGGGGTTCGCCTTGTCCATCGCCCGGAGGTCGCCGTCAATCAGGTCGAACCGGTTGTACGCACCCAGCGGCCTCTGCGCCTCTTCCACCTCGCCCAGGTCCCGGACCCCCACCGGAGCCCCGCCCTCGCGTGCAGCTCCAAGCGGACCCGGCAACCGTGCCTTGTTGAACGCGCCCGGCCCGAAGTCACGGACAATGGCCTTGGTTGCTTCGTCCGCCGACACGTCCTTGCTGAACAGCGCGTAGTCACGGGCAACGCTCGCCACGTACTTGCTGGCCGCAACGTCGGGCGCAAGACGCATGACGCGCGCCATGTTCTGCTCCGCGAGCTGCCCCTCCACCCTGCGCTGGGCGACGCGGATCAGCTTCTGCATGTGGCCCGTGCCACCGAACCGGTCGCGGATGTAGATCAAGTCGTTGGGGTCCCAGCCAATCGCGGACTTGCGGGAACGCATCAGCGTCCGACCGCTCGGGATCATGTCCGATCCCTGCGTCGCATCGGTCGCTTCCTCACCCGTGTAGGGGTTGTACCGCATGCGCCGACCCATCCGGTCCCGAGCCTCGACCGTGTTGCGGGGCATGTAGTAGGGGTCCTTGAACCCCTCCGAGTACGCCTCCACCACGACGTTCTCGATCTCCTGAGCCGTCATGCCCCTCGAGATCCGGCGGGTCCGCTTCTCCGCAGACGCCATCAGACGGCTGCTGACCTCATCGCTCAGCAGGGCCCTGACCGCCTCTTCCCCACCAGCCATCAGTTGCCCGGACTCGCTCATGAAATTCGCGTTCTTCAGGCCCTGCAGCTTCCCGCGCACGAGGTTCAGGAGCTTCTTGCGGTCGAGCACGAACCCGTCGCCGCGTGCATACGCAGCCTCGTCGCCCGCCAGGTACACCCGCCCCATCTCGTAGAACTTCCGCTGGGCTTCGATGAACCCGTCCAGCCCGAACTCCCGCTCCACCGCCCGCAATGCCGAATCGTCCCGGACCAGCTTCTTGCGGGCCAGGTCCTCGAACCGCACCCGTGCCCCGCCCTGCTCGATGTCCGTCAGGCTGAGCGAAGCGTCCGACCGGTTCATCGCCCCCCGTGGGGCGTCCTTCTTCAGGCCCAGCTTGAACCGGACCATCTCGTTGTTCAGCCGCCCCATCGACTGCAGCATCGTCTCGCCAGCCTCAAGGCCCGGCATCTCGGCAAGGACTGCGGCGTGCTTGGCGGACTTGAGCCGGTTGCCGTTCAGGCTTCCCTGCTCCCGTGAGTACAGGTCCTCGAACACCTCGTCCGTGACCTGGATCGTCCGTACCTTCTTCTTGCCCTCCGCGTCCCGGTACCCCACGCGCACGAACCGCTGCTTGGGCACAACGCCGGCCACGACCCGCTCCGTCCGGTCCTTGTCCCACCCCAGCGTCCGCACGGCAATCACGCTGCGGATGTCACGAAGGTCACGGGCCACCGCCTCGTTGGGCGCGTTCTCGGGCTCCAGCCTCGTTACCTTCACGCCGTGCTTCTTGCTCAGCGCGTTGAGCAGCCTCTCGACCTCGCCTTCCATGACCGTGCCCAATCGGGTACGGACCTCGCCCATGTCGCTGATGGCACCCTGCATGACCAGCCCGATGCGCTGGCCCTGGCTCTCCATCGCGCCGCTCGTCAGCCGAAGGAACCGCAGCATCGGCCACTTCGCAACCGCATACGACCCCACCCCACCAGCGGCAAAGAACCGCCTGCCAGCCATCACGTTCCGCACGCCAGGGGCCCCACCTGCCGAGGCAAGCACGCCCATCCACACCAGCGGGTTCGTCAAGACGTCCACGACCGTATCCGATGCGGCGTTCCCCCCGTACTCAGCCTTGAGTTTGTCCTTGAAGGACTCTCGCTCGCGGGGGCTCAGTGCTGCCGGATCAAACAGAACGCGACGCACCGAGTCGGTGGTCGCGATTCCGTTTGCCAGCTGCGTCAGGATGACAGCGGGCTTGTCGTAGGAGCGAACCGGGTCAAACACCCGTCACCCCCTTTGTCAGGCCGGACGGAAGGTGACAGCCACACCAACCACGCGCGAGGTGTTAACCACGCTGGCGTTGGCAAGGAAGCCCACGCCGACGTTGGCCGGGAGGAGAAGCGGCTTCTCGTCGTCGGTCACGCCGCTCTTCGCAATCGGCAGGGTCAGGGTCACGCTTTGCGCGTCGTTAACTGCCGAATCACCGAAGTTGCTGGTGGTCAGCGCAGTCGCGCCGGTCAGGTCGGTGGTGTAGCCAGCGGTGAGCGTGCCGGCAGAAACGCCAGCAGCCTTGAACACGCGGATGCTCGTGACGTAGCCCGGGCAGGGCGTCACGAAGTAGATGTAGCTAGCCGCACCCGCAGCCAGAGCGCCGCCGGTCGAAAGACCGGAAGTGCCGCAGGGGATGTAGTACTGCTGGGCGGGAGGAGTGAGCTGCGTTGCGCCGATTACTGCCATGGTCGTGTCCTAGGTGAGAGTGCGTGGGGAAGATTACTTCTGCCGGGAACGGAAGCGGATCGTCACGGCGATGTGAGCCGTATCAACGCCATCCGAGAACTTGGCGAGGATCCAGTTGCCCGCAGGAACAAAATTGTTTGCGGTGTTGATCGTCGGCTCGTACGTCCCCACAGTAGCGACGCTGGTCACTGCCGTCTGGAGCGAAGTGCCGGTCGTGGCGTTCGGATCGGTCGAGTAGATCAGTTCGACATCCTCGCCAGCATCGACCACCTGGACCCCGATAATGATGTCATCAACAACAATGCCGGTTCCATTGGTTGCGCGCGGCTCGACGTACATGATCGGAACGCAGTCAAGAGCCGCAGGCACGTCGGCGTGGTTCATGTTCACGCTGACGATCTGGAAGTAGTCGGGGTAGTGCTCGTTGGGAAGGACGTTTTCGCCAGGCATGGTCTTGCTCCTTGAATCGGAAGTTTAGCGGGAGAACCTGCCGTCTGCCATAGCGCGGCCAAGTTCGTTCAACAAATCCTGTCGGGGTGCACCCCCGAGAACGACAGCACCTTGGGGCAACCTGCGACCAGCGGCCACGGACGCATACACGTCCGGTGCAGCAGCCTGAAGCCGCCCAAGGTTTTGCTCGATGGCCTGCTGCATGGACCGGCCAGTTGCCTCAGCCCGGCGCGCATCAAGTTCGGACCGGGCCTGGGAGGCCATCAGGTCCGCCATTGCCTTGCGCATCAGGCTCTCGTCATCCAGGCCCGCAGCCCTCAGACCCACCTTCACCGCCCCCGTGCCAAGCGCGACCCCACCAAGCCCAGCCAATGCGCCGATGCCCACGTTGCGCCGCACCTTCGCACCGCGCAGGTTAGCCATCTTGCCAGCCATCCGCTGTTCGCGGGGCTTGCGCATGACATCGGGGACCGGAGGCCCAAGCGTGGGCATCGGTCCAATCGGCTCGGGGTACATGGCAACCCCTGGGGGAACCCGGCGGCGTCCGCGTTTAGCCACGCATTGCCTCCACCATCTGCATGATCTCGTAAGGCGTCAGGGTCCGCTGCTGCTGGATCGACGCGATGCGCGCCTCCTGCCCAGCGAGGATCCGTTCAAGGTCATCCATGTACGAGGGCCTGCGCCGCTCCGTCCTGCCCATGCGCTCAGCCACGTCCGCGGCCTCGCCGGTCAGGTTCCGCTCCGCGATCAGCGCGGCAAGAGAACTCGGCTCGCCCCCCACCAGCCCCTCAAGTTCACCGCCACGGCCCCCTCTGCGCTGCTCGAACTCGTCCTGGATCTCGAGCTGCCTCCGCAGCATCCGCTCCTGCTCCTCTTCGCTCGGCATCCCGTTGCCCATCAGCAAGAACGGCAGCGAACCCGCAAGGGCACTTCCAGCACCGATAGCCAGTGGACCAAGCCAAGCGGGCATTATGCGGCCTCCGTAAACACGATTGCGTCCTCAGCGTCGGGCGAACCCACGCGTCCAACCATGCCAACCCAGCTGGTGGGGGACTCACGCTCCACGTACACCAGCACGTCTGGCTCCTGCCACACGGGATTGTACCGGACCTCCCACAGCCAGCGGCGGATTCCCTTGGGCGTCAGCTTGCTGAACTTGCGCTCCAGTTCGTCCACCGGCAGGAACCCCTTCTCCCCCACCTGCCGGAATCCATTCTGCGCAGCGGGCGTGGACAGGCCGACCCCATATTTGTGGGCCATGTCGCTCAGGAACCGGCTCATCAACTTCCAGTCGGCGTTCACGGCATCCGGCTCCTGATTCCGCCAAGGGCCTTGCTGCGTCTGCCCCGACCGGCCAGCTGCGCAAAGAGCGGCAGCAGTTCCTGGTCAGCAGCAATGTCCGCCTCCCGCTGCGCGATGTCGCCCTGCTTCACCGCCAGGTCGCCGATGTCCCTCGCAGCACCCCTGCCCTGCGAAATCAAAGACTCAAGCCGCGAAAGGCTTCCGCCGGATTCGCTGGGCATCGCACGACCGAACGCACTGCGGGTCAGGGCAGAGATCTCGCCTGTCTGCTGGATCGCGTCCAAGGCCGCAATCGCATCCTTCAGCGCAGACATGTCCGCGACGTCGGTGAAGTTCGACAGACGGGTCAACTTCCTCGCCGTCAGGTTCATCATCTTCCGCTCGCCCTCGAGCGCAAGACCCACAAGCGAAAGCTGACCACCCCTTCTCTGTGACTCCGCTGCCGCCCTTTGAGTCCAATCCTTCTGAAGCTCACCGCCGGTGTCAAACATCTGAGCTGCCCCGGCGGACAGAACCTTGAAGGTGTTGGGGTCCATGCCGGAAGCCCGAAGCCTCTCGGCAAACACAGCACGGTCCCCCGCCTGCTCGTCGCCCAGCGACATGCGGATGGCCTCGCGCAGGGCATTCTCGTCAAAGCCCCTCAGCTGCATTGCGCCAGCCTGCTTCACCATCATGTCTTCGATGCGCTTGTTGACGAGGTTGTTCTGCGTCTCCGCATCAACCTCCCCCCTCACGAACGCAGAAGACGCCGTAGCACTTGGGTCAAGAGCGTCAAACCAGGTGGCACCCGGACCCAGGTTCAGGAACTCAAGACCCCTCAACTGACGGGCCGCTGCAAGTGCCTGTTCCTCCGTCAACCCCTGCGAAGTCAGATACCCAAGAGCAGCTCCCAGCGGGCTGGCAATCGAAGAGGCCCCTTGCAGAACAGCAAGGGCATCCAGCGACTTCTTGCTGGACTCTGCGCTGGAGTCCATGAAGTCGGCGACAAGGGTCTTGCGGAAGTTGTCCGCAAGGCTGATTGCCTGCTCCTGCGCGTTCATCTGCGTCGTCATCTGCTGACGCATGTTGCCGAGCACTGCCGCAACGCCTTCCTTGCTCTGTCCCTGCAATGCCTGAGCCGCTGCCAACTTCGTGGCATTCTCGTTGCGTTCCTTCGACAGCGCATCACGCCGCGCACGGAGAGCGGGGATCTGCGTGGCAAGTTCGTTGGCAACCGCGTCCTCGATCTCCGCGTCGATCTTCGAGAGTTCAAGCTGCAGGGCCTGTTCCTTCTGCCACATCCCCATCTGGAACCGACGCATCTCGTCGTTCTCGGCCTGCCGCGCCTGGCGGTCCAACTGGCTTTCGCGAGCAGCAAACTGTCGGGCCTTCTCTGCCTCGTCCGCAGCGAACACGTCGCCGGCCATCTGGAACATCCGGCCCTCGCGCTGACCCGCAAGTTCCTGCTGGGCAAGACGCTCCTGCTGCTGCATGCCCTGCTGGCTCAGGAAGTTCTGGAACCCCTGCTGGCCGAGCTGCGTGCCCGTCATCTCCTCGCCGATCAAGGCACCTAGCGGATCACCGCCCATGCCCTGCGAGCCCTGACCGTAGAGATTGATAGGGGTGTATGCCATCAGACGTACCTCGAGACAAGGTTTCCAAGCGCACCAACCGGCTCACCACGCTCAGCCCCCACCGACCGTGCCATGTTGGCGAACATGCCGAACAGGCTCACGGGTCCGAACGGAGCGTTCTGCACGATGCCCGCCGCAAGCTGGTTGCCCTGCAGCATGTACTGGAGCGCAGTCGCCTGCGCGTTCTGCACCAGGCTGCTGTTGAACTGCGCCATGTTGTTGTAGAAGTTGCCGATCTGTTCCTCGGCCTGCTGGCGCATCGCCGTGGTCTGAGCACCCAACTGGCCCAACGCCTGACCGACGCCGATCCCGAACTGGCCCATCTGCCCCGCCGACATGGCCTGCATCTGCGCGATGTTGCCCTGCAGGGCAGCCATCGAGTCTCGTGCCCGCGCATTGGCCTGCGCCGCAAGGCCCGCGCTCTGCTGCTGCGCACCCTGTCGCAGCTCGTTCGTCATCATGTCCTTCTGCTCGGGCGTCAGGTCATCCCGGCGAGCGATCTGGTCCATCTGGTTCTTGTACTGCTGCTGGATGCCCATGACCTCCGCAGCCGTGTCGCCCCTGAACGCGGCGTCGTACCCGCTCGCGATGTCGCGGCTGGTCTGGATTCCCTGCTCAAACCCACGCCGCGCCTCGCCCAGCGAACTCTCCATCTGCCGGCGTGCAAGGTCGAAGTACTGCTGGCCCCCTGCTGCAGCCTCCCGCATCCTGCCCGCCTGGTCCTGCATCATCTGCATGTTGCGGTCACCGGCACCGCGCGCTCCCATGACCATCTGACCTGCACCCTGCTGCGCCCCGAACAGGTTGGCAAGAATGCCCATCTGCGCCGCAAGTTCCTGCTGACGCGCCGCCTCCGTGGCCTGATAGTCGCGCCCCACCAGCCCAGCCAGCGTCTGGCCCACCGTGGGCTGCTGCTGCTGCGGCTGTCCTCCGCTCATCAGGTTGGAGTACATCTGCTGCACGTTCCGGTCGTGCTGGAACCCCCCGCCGAACAGACCGCCCATCGTGTCAAACCCGCTGGGGACGCTCTGCTGCATGAAGCTCGGCATCTGGTACGGGCTGTACCCCGCAGGACGGGAATGTCCCACCTGCCCGAACGGAGCCTGCTGCTGACCGCCGAAACCCTGCTGCTGACCGAACAAGCCAGCAAGACCCTGCATCCACTGGTTGCCGCCGAACTGGCTCATCACATCCTCCCGAACATGTTGCGGGTGCGGCTCTGTGAGCCCTTGTCAAACACCTGACTTGGCACGCCGAATCGGTTGGGCTGCTTCGGCATCGGCACGAAACCCTGCGGCGCACGAGCCGGACCCTTGGGTGCCATCGGCCCCTGCCGGACCTGCGGAGAAGTCTGCTGCTGCTGACGACCAAGCGCACGCGCCTGACCCTCGAACATGGCACGCTGGCCCTCGCGGCTGACCCCACCAAACCGACCCTGACCACCGGGCGTTCCGTATCCGGTCACAGGTCCCATCTGCCGCACCCTCATGAGTGCGTCCTGAGCGCCCATGTACGGGCGTGGCTGTGGAGCACCCGGAGTTCCCCCCTGGCTGAACAGGCCCGCGAGTTGCGCGAAGAAGTCCTGACCCGGCATGGTGGGGGCAGGCATGGGAACCGCAGGAGTCGGGTTCGTGACTGCCGCAGGGGGCCGCATCGCCGGATTGTTGTACGTAACCAGCCCAGTTTCGGGGTCCACGTACGTCGGCCGGATGTACTGCCGATCATTGATCGCATTGAATGTCGGCATCCAGTCAAATGGCATTACAGGTTCCTCCGAGTGCGGTCCGTAGGCAGGATTCTACCCTTTACCTGGACCCCCACCAGCCGGTATTTCAGGTTCGGCACCCACGTTTCAACGAATGGAAAGAACCATTGGCCGAGGATGCCATGCTTCCCGAAGGCGATCCAGTTGGGCGTATCGCCCCGCTCAATGGACTTGTTGATCAAGACCCCGGCAGGGCTCTTGGGGGCACCCTCCAGTATGGGATCATGCTCGTTTTCCCGGTAGATCCCCCCGTACCAGTAGCGGTAATCGCCTTCCTTGCCGGTCGTCACCTCGACGTCCGTGAACACGGCACCAACGCTTGTGGGCTGCTTGACCACGAACTCCTCGTCCTTGCTCTCAGCCAGCCGAAGCGGGGACCCCACCCACCGGACATAGACCGGATCAAGCACCAGGGTTCCCTCGCACACGGGCGTATCCGTGTTGGTCACGGGCCTCGGTGCACCCACGACGATCTGGGTGGTGTCCGCATCCAGAATGACGCTCTTGGCACCGTAGTTGGAACTGGTCGATGAGTAGATGACGTACACCGACGCACCGATCATCCGGGAGGCGATTGCCGCAGTGGATGCACCAAACGGATTTGCACCTGAGTTGTTTACCCTGATCGACTTGTTTGAACGGTTCTGAAGGGTGCAAGAGCTGTCGTAGAACGAGTACCCGCTTGTCGTGAAGGTGTTGGGGGCGGCAGAATGGGCAGCCTCGCAGTCAAGCATGTAGACCGGAGGGTCCACGTTTACCTCCGGGTACGACTTGTCGCCGTACGTTCGGCAAGGCATGTACACCGCCGGCCGGAAGCTGGTGTTCGTCACCACGTCCGGAACGGGCGCGTTGAACAGGAACAGGGCGCGGGGCACCAGCTGCCCGTCGCTGTCCTCCCACCAACCCTGAGTCACCTTCGCGAAGCTCATGTCCTGCAGCTCGCTGACCACGCCCGTCGCAAACCACATCTGCACCGCCTGCTGCCTGGTGGGGTTCAGCGCGTACAGGCACAAGGTCGCCGGGTCGAACGCCATGCTGACCTTGCTCAGCTCCTGCGCACCGGTCGTTCCCGAGTACCACTCCTCGCTCACCAGCTGGTTGATCGACTGCACGTCGTCCAGCCGGCCATCCGGGTAGATCGCCTTCAGGCCCCGGTAGTTCATGTAGTACGTGATCGGCCCCACGGTCGCCGCCGCATACGGGCCGGTCACGCCGTACCCCGCGTGCGCAGCCAGAACCCGGACGTACCCGTTCTCCTTGTTGAAGATCTGCACGCCGTTCCGCGTCAGGCCGGCCATGATCTGGCCCGTGCGCTTGAAGCACGTCACGGCATCGCCCACGTTGCTTGGCTTGTAGATGCCGCTCGCGCTGAACAGCTCGGGGCTGTCCGCTCCCGCCGCGCTCCACCGGGTCTCGCCCGTGCCCGTCAGGTCGCTCGCGCTGTCGCTGATGTTCCCCACCAGCATCGTCCCGTCGAGCAGCGCACCCGCACCACCCTTCGGCATCGTCTCGCTGTAGCTCGGCTTGTCGAGGAACACGTCCTGCATCACCAGGGCACTGTCCGTGAGCTGGTATGCGTACCGGAAGTAAGCCTGCCCCGCTCCCGTAGGCAGTGTTCCGGCAGAGATGGGGATGCCGGTCGAGGCCACGTTGTAGCTCGACAGCGTGATCTGCGCCTCGAGCTGCAGGATGCCGCCGGTGAACGCACCCGCAGCATTGCCCGTCCGAACGCTCCGGTAGACGTTCAGGGTATCGAACCTGTTGCTGTCGTACACGCCGTCGATGAACAGCTTGTGTGTGCCGCCGCTGAACACGAGTTCCTGGTTGTCGCAGATCTGGCTCTTTCGCCCGCTCCTGCTGTCCTCGAACTGGACCGCCAGGCTGTAGGTTCCTGCAAGCAACGCAGGAGCCGTGCTCAGGTTGGAGATGGTCGCGCCGTTCGGCGTTCCGTTTGCGGTCGCAAACACGACACTGCCCGGCGGATTCGTGTACACGCCGCCAACCACCGTGGTCGGGTCAGGGAAATCGCCGATGACATGATTTGATCCAGCCCCGAAGTGACCGCTGTAGACCTTGGCCTGAATCTTCTTGCCGGGACCCGCATTCAGGATCAGGTTTGCAGGAGTGCTGCTGGTACTGACCACGCGGAAGTACACCGCGATGGGCGCAACGCCACGTCGGAAGATGTACACTGCCTTGCCGGTCGTCTCGACGCTCATGACCGCCCTGCCTTGGTCGGCAAGAAGGCTTGCGTCCACGGCAGCGATGTTCTCCTGCAGCAGGATCGTCCGGAACTGCGGCGTCGTGCTTCCGTTCGGGGCCTTAAACTCCATCATCAGGTCGTACACGTTGCTGCACGATCCGTCGTTTGCCCTTCGCACCAGGTACACGAAACCGAACACTCTTGTGCTCGCGCCCGCAATCACGCTGAACGACCAGAAGTCCACCACCCGGCACTTGTGGGCAAGGCCCGTGTAAGGGTTGCTGCCGCTGAACGAGATGCCGCCATAGGTGCTGTTCGCCGTCTCGGGCGCGAACCTGTGGAGTTCCCGAAAGCCGGGGAACGGCTGGATGCCGCCGTTGTTCGAGCCGTCCACCCCCACCAGCTCCGCGGCATTTCCAGCAGGCGTACCCGTTCGGGCAGATGCCTTGCTTTCGCTTGCCCTGAGCAGCGAATAAGTCCAGATTACGTCCGTTTCGGGGACCTGCATTGCCCGATCTTACCCCTTCCATTTGCCCAACGGACAGGTCGCCGCCGGCATTTCCCACTTGACCTGCAGCCGGCTCCGTTCCCACTCGGGGCACCCGCAGCTCTTGCAGTACCAGTTCGCATCATCCGCCTTCTTGCAGCTCTCGCACTCCCCGCAAGCCTCCCGTCTCTGGCCCTGCACCGGAAGGCTGGTGGGGCCCAACGCCCTGCTTGCCTCGGCTTTCACGTATTCCGCAGCCTTCTGCACGAATCCGATGACGGGCTTGTGTCCGAGCACGGCCATCTCCCCCGTCTCAAGGTCCTGCTCGAACTCGTACACCCACTTCCCGATCTTCATGCTCATTCGATGACCCATACACCCTCCAGGCTTGCACCACCCCCCACGTCAACCGCAGGGATCGGCTCCTCGATGTCAGCCCTGTTCCACCCGAACCAGCACACCTGGCCCGGAAGTTCGCAGTTGCAGAAACTCCCGCAGTTGTTGCACCCCTCGTAGGCCCGGAACAGGAATCCAGCGCAGCACCCGGTGAACGAGCAAAGGAAGATGTTGGGGCTTCCGCAGTTCGAGCAGGCCAGCGTGTACGAAAACGTCGTGCTCAGGCCCGAATCAGTCGTATTCACGTACGACCGGGTGGACGCACCCCCGCTCTCAAGCCAGTAGTCCAGGATGTTGTACTTCAGCGTCACCGTACAGCCTGAGAAGAGCTGGCTCTGCGGAACAATGGCATTGGGGTCCAGCACGAAACCCTGGTTCTCGGCCCACCCTGTCGGGAACTTGGGGTACCTCGGGGTCCTCAACCACGCATCGTATGCCTCATGGGTGTCCGCAAACCCCGCCGTGACGGCGTCCGCATACGACAACTGCTGGGGCGTCACGCACGACCCAATCGCAAGAGTCCGGAAGAAGTGCGACTGAGATATGTTCGACGGCGCAACCTTCTCCCCGGCACGGATGAGCACAAGCCCGATGTCGCACGATGCGGTCGTGATCCCCTTGTGCTCCTGATCCTTCAGGTCGGAGACCAGGGCCACAGACCCAAGTACCCCACCAGCCACGCTCGCGGTGAACAGGGTAGAGCCTGCGGTCGCAGCAATCGCAGTGGCTGCAGACGTCAGCGTGCCGCTGAACGTGTACGTCGTGCCTGATGCGTTGACGATGGTGATGACCCCGCCGGAAACGGAGATGTCCCACGGACCTGATGCCAATGCAGCGGCCTTCAGCTGGATGACGATGCCGTTCTTGTCGGCCATCGCTATCGGCTTGTAGTAGAACTGGATGGTGGTCGGAATCCCGCCTTGGCTGGGCCACGTGGCTGCCGTGTTGTTCGACAAGACCGGTTGCTCGTACCGATATGCGTAGACGTCATACGGCGTGGTGCAGCCGGGGTCAGCGCAACCGCAACTCGTGTAGGGAGAGCTGTGGTACAGGTACGGACTCGACAGCACGGGGCCGGTCCGCTCGTCGTGGTAGTAGCTCGCCGTGTAGGTGTACCGCATGGCGGCAGCACTGAAACTGTTGCACAGGACCGTGTTGGTGCCCGGCCTCTTGTACACGGTCCCGGTGAACGTGTGTTTCGTCGCGGACGAATACGTCCATCGGTACTCGTACACCGCATACCCGTTGTTGTCGATGCTTTCCAGCTCAAGCAGGAACTGGTTGTACAGCAGCGACGATATCTCCTTCTTCTCCCCGGCCGGGCAGTACGGCTGCAGTCCCTTCTCCACGAAACTGAAGTAGACCAGCCCATCCACGTACCCGGACGTGTTGACCACCGCCCTCCTCTTGATCGTCGTTGCCGTTGCCAGATCAAGTTGCGGGATGTCCGCATCGCACACAGCCGGATCACAAGCGGCAACCTGCCGGCCCAGCATCAGCAGCCTCCGTCAATCCTGTTCGGCGCGCTGAACCAGTAGGTGAACGTGCCGTCGATTGCGTCGGTGTACTCCATTCTCACCCAAGTTCCGACCGGAACGGACCGGATGTAGTAGCTCGTACCGCTGATCTGGTCATACCCGCCGCTTCCGACAATCGTGTACCCGTACGCAGTGGTTGCGTCGTTGTCGTACTCCAGCAGGTTGTACGCCGTCACAGGAGCCCCGTTCACTGCGCCAGCAAGATAACGCTGGACCGTGTAGGTCCACTCCGCATACGTCCCCTTCGCCACCGCAGTCACCTGTCCGTACTCCAGCGTGGTGCTTCCGCCGCCTCCCCCACCAGCCGTGATCGTGACGAGCGCGACATTGGGCGTGGGGTTCGTGACGGCTACGCCAGTGCCGTCGAACTGCAGCGTGTCGATGCCGGTGAACGGGCCGGCTGGCGTGGCAAGGTCCTCGACGGTGATCGTCGTCGCACCTGCACCTCCCGTTCCCGTAGGCTGGATCAGCACAGGCGGCAGGGTGGGGGGCAACGTGATGCCCGGCAGCGTGAACGTGGGGTTCTGCAGGCCCGGGAACGTCAGGGGCGGGACAGGAAACTGCCCGTTGGTCGATCCATACGGCTTGGTGGAATGGAACAGCGCAGCGGAACCTTCGCCGCCGATGACGTCCTGCGGCCCGAACCGAAGGACCTGCATGAACCCCGACATGCGGAAATCTTCGGGGTCGCCAATCGGCATCAGATCCTCCAGGGCTGCGTGAGCTGGTTGTCGACCGTGTCCTTCTCCCAGCTCTTGGGCATGCGCATCTGCAGGTTGCTGTAGTGGTCCATGACCGTCTTCATCGCGTCACGGTACGCAGCCTGGATCATGCCGAAGTGCTCGCCGCTCAGCTTCCTGTAGCTCGCCAGCTTCAGAGCACTCGCCGCGGCAACCGCCTCGTACAGGTTCTCGCTGCCTTCCGGTGCGATCTCGAACGCCGGCATGTTCGCACCACCTGTTGCATACGTGAACGGCTTCCGAAGAGTCGCCTTCCACGTCGTGCCGCTGACGTACTCCCACTTGCTGATGATGCGCTCCTCGTGCACACCGGTCGTGTGCAGAACCCGCATCATCTGACCCACGTATGCGCTGGGCCTGCGGTCCCACTGCCCGGCAGTGGGGCTGGTCGAGGTGTTGATGGTCACCTCGTCCTTGTTTGCGTTGAGCACGAAAGCGGCCACGCTCCCCGTGGTGTACATGAGGCTGTAATCGCCGCTGTGGATGTACCACATTTCCATCGTCGCGTAGTCCGCATTCGGGTGAGGCAGGAAGCTGAGGATGTTCCCCTCGATCTTCCAGTTCGGCCCGCGCAGGTTGTACAAGCCACGGGGCACTGCCTCCTGCAGCACTCGACCGCTCTCGTCCATGTAGCAGATGCGCCACACCTCGCCCACGCACGGAGGCAGCTGGTAGTCAGGCACGTTGTAGGTCAACGGCATGGCAAGACGCTGCATCACCGCGCCCGTGGTGCTGTTGTTCACGCGGCTCACGACGCTTGCAAAAGCGGGCTGAACGATATGACGGACGATGTAGTCGTCGTCGTACTTGGCCTCGAGATCCGGGTCGTCAAGGAACCCGCGCACCCTCTCGATGACCGTCTTCAGCATGCTGCCGCTTGCGTCCACGTCAGGCTCCCTTCTTCGCCAAGCTCACCAGTTCCGTTGCCGTTTCCGCCAGCGCACTGCCGGACCCGCTCGAACCCCACGGAACCTCCCCGCTTTCCAGGGCCATTGCGCTTTCCGTCATGCCATGCGTCCGCATGTACTTCACCGCGTTCTTGCGGCTGTAGGCCTTCTGCTCGGCCTCATGCGCCTTCGCCCGTGCGGCATCCCGCATGTCCCGTCGCATCTCCTCGACCATCTCCTCGGCCGGCTTGCACCGCCGCAACAGCGCCTGCCCATCCAGCCGACCGCTTCCCGGCATGTCCGGCGGCAGCGTCATGCTGGTCAACTCCAGGCAGGTGGGGGTCGTGCACTCGCTCGGCTTGTACAGCCACTTTGCCAGGACCCACGTGCCCTCGCGCCGATGCCGGTACACGAACAGGTCCTTGATCCCGGTCAGCCGGCGTGCGTACCGGATCCACTCGCCGTCAGGCCACAGCTCGTGGTCCTCGCCAAGTTCCAGGCCACCCATCGCCACCTTCGGGTCGTACACGATTTCAATGTCGGTCACTGCTGTCTCCTGCGCTTGAGGTACCCCACCAGCCGCACGATGTCTTCGTACGTCGGGCTCTCCAGCGGGGACGCATGGGGCATCTCCTCGCGGTGGGTCTTCAGCAGCCAGTCTAGCGTGGACTGCTCCGTAACCGGCGTCCGCATCGCAGCCGCACGCTTCACGGGATCGCGCAACCGCTGGGCCTTCAGGGCAGCGGCGTGCTGGGCGAACTTCTTGAGCGGGTTACCCGGCACGCTTCTTCGCCATCTTCTTAAAGGTCTTTGCCAGGTTGTACCGCTTGCTCCCGGGCGGGCAGGTCGCACCCCCGAACTTCGGGCCGGTGCACACGCCCTCCGTTCCCCGCCGCTTGATGCTCGCCCGAACCTTGCTGATCCAGTTGGTTGGCTTAGCCATTTCCCAGCCTCCTCAGCCGCCTGATCGGCGACACCTTCTTGCCAAACGCACCCTGCATTCCGACGCGGCTCTTCTCGGCCTTCTTCCGGGCCAGCTCCCCGCTCGTCATCTCACCCCTGGTCTTGGGAGTCTTGCTGCTCACGCGCTTGCTGGGCCGGCAGTACTCGTTCGACCCCCCGGCCCCGCACGCCTTGCCGCTCTTGGTGTCGACCCACTTCTCGGCGGTCCACCGCTTCAGGTTCGCACCGGCCTGCGTCTTCCGCACGTTGCCGCTCTTCTTGCGGCACTTCGCCGTGGCCTGCGCTGCACGCGCCGACCACTTGCCGTACGAGGCCATCACCTTCCTGTAGCACGCGTCCTTCGCCATGGTGGTCCTTATCGAAATGGGGGCAGGCCAGTTACGACCTGCCCCTGCGGGAGTCCCTGCCCGCCCACCCCTCAGGTGGTTCAGTAGCCCTTCATCCCACCGAACTTGGGAGCCTTGAATCCCTTGATCTTCATGCGCTTTGCCGCACGGGTGGCACCCATGCCCTTGGGCTTGACCTTCATGCGACGATTCATGTTGCGCTTCATGTTCTGCAGGATGTTCACTTGCAACCTCCCTTGCAGTTGCACATGCTCTTGCCGCAGCTCTTGCAGCCCTTGACCTTGATCTTCTTTGCCATTAGCAGTTCCATGCCCGAAGGCTTTTGTTGATGCGGGAGTTGGGATCGTTCGCCGTCTTGCTGCTTGTCAGCTTCTTCTTCATGCCGCGCATACGGGCGCAGAACGAGTTTCGTCTCGACCCACCCTCGGGTTGCGGACGCTTGAGGTTGCCGCCCGTAGCGCGGTTGTACGCCTTCCGGCCGAGCTCACTGAGCCCACCAGCCGGGTTCCGATGCTTCGCCTTGAAGTTGAATCGCTTCTTCGCCATGGTTACTTCTGGGTCAGGAGGTAACGGGTCTTCTGCACCAGGGCGAGTATTTCGTCCCGGATGTTCATGAGAGCAGTTTCGTTCTCGCCGATGTCGGATGGGATTTCGTTGCGCAGCACCGACTCAAGATTGGACAGGATTCGCTGGGCGTCCCCACCAACCTCAAGACTCGTGATGCCGGACAGGATGCCTCGCCCCTTCGCGCCGATGGCGACCTCGACGAAGCCGTCAATCAGCCCGTCAAGACCCTCGTAAGCGGAACCGAGCGCAGTGTGTTCAGCGTGACTGACCGTGAGCCAATGCTGCATGCGCAGTGACTGCTGCGCACCCATCAGCTTGCCGATGCAACCGCACTTGCCGCCCTGCTTCTGCGCAGGCTTGGTGGGGGCCTCAGGCGGATTGACGATGCGGATTGCCATGCCCCCATTTTAGCAATGGGAAAGGGGTGTGCCCCGAAGGACACACCCCTTTTTGCCTTGCTTCAGGCAGTTGGCGATTAGTCGCCGTACTGCTTGTCGAAGGTCACGCCGGTCAGCTTCATGCCCGCAGGCTGATCCGGGACGAGCTGCATGCGCAGCATGCCCGGCATCTGAGCGCCTTCGGTCAGGAGGCTGTTGCCGCTGCCGGTACCGACCTTGGTGATCGGCACCTTGATCGTGGAGTACCCGAGAGCCGGGGCCACGAACTCGAAGGGGATGAAGGCCTCGGCCTTGTCGAACTTCTGGGTGCCCTTCGGCGACGGCGGAACGTACTTCTTCCAGTTCGCGCCGCCCTTGCGGAGGCCGTACACGGTGCCGTTCTCGATGTAGTTCGAGGTGTAACCCGTGTAAGTGCGGCCGTCGAAGGTGAACTTGAAGCCCTCCTGGCTGCCCTCGTTGGTGAGCGACGAGAGCTTGCCGGTGCGGTCCAGGTTGTACTGGCCGATCTTCTGGCTCTCGTAGTTCAGCCACACGCCGTCGCTGGCGATGAGGCAGTCCATGTACTGGCCGTACTTCTCCTTCGCACGGTGGAAGCCGCGGAGGTACTGACGGAGCTTGTGCTCGGTCAGGGTGCCGACCGACGACTTGAAGAACGACTTGAACTCGGGGTGCGTGTCGACGTTGATCTGGTTGTCAGACGAACCATCAGCGTCATTGCCGAGCAGGTTGCCGGTGCTCTTCAGCCAGCTGTTGATGCCCGCGATGCCGTAACCACGGCTACCAGCGACCGCGCCGTTCGCGTACACGACCATGTCGGTGTTCACGATGTTGCGGGCCGAGGTGGCGTTGTTGTGGCAGTTCAGGCCGATGACCGTGATGGTCACGAGGTTCTTGACCTCGTCCACCTTGGTCACGAACGCGTTCACGCGCTTGCCGGTGCCATCGTCGTTGCGACGGGTAGCGCCGGTGGTGTCGTAAACGTCCACGCGCTGACCGACCGCGTAACGGTCGATGTTGCCTTCGCCGGGGGTGAAGGAAGCGGTGGTGTTCGTGCTGAACGAAGTGCTCTTGCTCGTGATGGTGCCCAGCGAGTACCACGTGTTGTCGCTGATGTACCAGTAGTTGCAGAGCGTGTGGGCGATCAGGCGAGCGTGACCCTCGAGCTTGGGCGCAAGGATCTCGCCGATGAACGCCGGGGTGGCCTCGGCCTGCATCTCACCCAGGGTGACGAGCAGGTTGGACACCATGGCCTTCATGCCGATGCCCAGGCGGTACGGCTTGGCCATCGCGCCTTCAGTGGCGTCCGGCCAAGTGTTCGTCAGACCCTGGGTCTGCATCTTGTCCGCGATGTTGGTGACGGTGTCGTCACCGTACAGCACGAAGTTGCTGCGGGTGTCGGCCATCTCCAGCACGCCAGCCATCGAGCCCATGTAGATCTTGAGGATCTTCATGTCACGGCCGATCAGGTTGGCCTGACCGACGCCCTGGCTGCTGACCGTGGTATCCCGCCACGCCGGGTCGAGGGCCGGGAGGAACACCTCGATGTTCTTGTTGAGGATCTCCTGAATGCGCGTGCTCTGCGCATTGAAGAGAGAGTTAAGGGGTGCAAAAGGCACGGTAGTTGTCTCCGGTCACGGACCGGTTAGAGGCGATGAATCAGACCTTCGTTTCCCCACCAGCCGCTGCGTCGGCTGCCATGCGGGAAAGCGCGTCTACGTTGAACTCTCGAACGCTCTTGTCGACCGTACCTCGGTCCATGCCCTTCTGGAATTCGGGGGGCTTGACCTCAGGCTTGGCCTTCAGGAACTCGAGCTCGCTCTCTGTTTCCGGCGACCGGCCGAGGCCGTCAATGTCGCCGATGACCGTGCGATAATTTCCTGCAACAGCCTTGGCCGCCTTCGCGGCTTCGTCCGCGACCCAGTCCTCGCTGAACCTTCCGCCCTCGGCATCACGCCGGGAGTAGAGGTTGCGGAGGGTGGCCTCGCGGACCTGCTCCTGCAGAGCTCGCCAGGCACCCGCCGCATGCTCGCGGCCACGGGTCTTGTCGAGCGTTTCCAACATCTTAACGATCTCCGGGTTCCCGTCAATGGCGGAAACCACGTTCTTGTCCATCTGCTCCTTGAGCAGGCGCAGGCGAAGCTCGTTGGTCTGCTTCAGCGCAGCCTCCGCACGCTCCTCCGCAGCCCGCGTGGTCTTCTTCAGCATCTGCTCGATCTGCGCTTCCTCGCTCACGTCAGCCTCCTGGTCTCCACCCTCCTCGTCCACGTACTCCTGCGCGTACTGCCGGGCCTCTTCGTCGCTGAACCCCGCCCCACGCAGCACCTCGTACGCCGCCTGGACGTCCGGGCTCTCGCCACGCATCAGCTTGGTTGCGTTCTCCCGGAACTTCTGCAGGCCCTGGACCTGCTGCTCCATCTCCTTGGCGCGGTTCGCCTGCGCCAGCAGGTCGCCGACCTTGATGACCGTGCCGTCCTCCAGCTCCAGCTCCGTCTCCATGTCGATGCCATCGTCCTGCGCTTCGGTGTTCTGATCGTCAGCCATTTGCTACTCCTTGAGGGGGTTGTGCTCCGGGACCGATCCGACCTGCCACCGCCCCACCAGCCGTCTGGGGGTTGACGAGGGCGACGTCGTCGGGGTTCGGGACCATCGCGGGTAGGGACTGTCCCATGAACGAGATCAGGGACTCACGGTATGCCTTGAACGCGTCCTGCACTCCAGGACTCGACAGGGACATGATCGGGTTGGACATGAACGCGCTCAGCACCCTGAGCTGCATGTCCGGTCGTGCGGTGTGCGGGGTGAGCACGATCTGCTGGCTCTGCTGCCCGTCGCCGTACAGCAGCAGGATGTTGCGGATGATGCTCTCGTACGCGCTTTTCTCCTCGTCCATCCACATCGCGAAGTCGAGGCCTTCCTTCAGCGCGAACAGCTTCAGGCCCTCGGGGTCCGTCACGCCCGCCTGCAGCAGGCCCATCGCCTCCTGCTTCCGCACGACCTCGCTCTTGGGGCTCGTGTCCCGGACGGTGAAGCTGATCTGGCTGAAGTTCGGGATCGGGTTCTTCTTGAAGTTGACCGTGCCCTCCTCGGGGTCGATCACCGCACCCGCGAGCTCGAGCGTCAGCTTGTTGACCGGCAGGGCCCGGTCGCTCACCAGCATCTCCCTGCTCGCCTTCTGCACCAGGCTCTTGTACATGCCGCCGAACGCAGCCTGCACACCGCTGGTGGGGTTCGTCATCGCCTTGCTGATCTGCTCGTCGAGGAACTGCAGACCGCTCGCGCTGTCCACGCGGCCCTTCTCCTGCAGCAGGTCCTGCACCGGGCTCAGGCTGTCGACGATGCTCTTCGCGAACTGCGCGACCTTGCCCGGCACGTCACCCGCGTTGTGCGGCGTGATGACCATGGGCTTGAAGTCATCGCCCAGGATCGCATCCTTGCTGTAGCTCAGGTAACGCAGGCCCTTGCCGATGTCGCGCATGACGGCGCGCTCGTTGATGGTGCCCTGCGGCATGACCAGCACGCCGTACTTGTCGATGTCGCGGATGTTGTTGAACAGGCTCTTGAGGAGCCGTTCCATCTCGCGGACGATGCCGAACATGAGGTCGAACAGGCCTGCCCCGTGGAACGTGCCGTTGTCCATGAACCGGGCCATGCCAATCGGGCAATACGTCTCCACGTCGCTCAGGTCCCGGTCATCCAGCACCACGTTGCCGCTGGACACCACGTACCGCCCCACCGTGCCGCGCGGCCCGTCGAGCCACAGCTCGCGCACCTTCACGACCTCGATCTCGTTCTTGCCGGGAATGCCGTTGAGCGCACCGCTGCTCGCGGAGTTCAGGACATAGCCGTTGCCGGGCGCATCCGCCGGCTCCTCCATGTCATGCCCGTACTCCCAGCTCCACGCGTCCATCTTCTCCTTGTTCTTCTCGATGGTCGCGTTGCCGAACCGCTCGCGCAGGAACTCCATGGGCACGACGCGCTGGCGGATGATCCCGCGCGCCTTCGTGTGGTCCTGGCCCAGGCTGGGGAACGGAAGCAGTTCCTTGGGGTGGATGACCTCCAGGTCCGCGGTCAACCCGATGGTGGGGTGATCGACCATGTGCCCCGTCACGCCGGCACTGCCGAGCAGCGCGAACAGGTAGTTGAAGTCCCGCTTGACCTTCTCCAGCTGCTGGTCGCTCACGACCGCATCCGCCACCAGCTGCGCCACGCTCCGCTCCCGGATGCCCGCGAGGCTGAACCCCTGCCGAAGCGCACGGGGACGCAGGTCCATCGTGTTCAGCCGTGCCGTGGTCTTGTCGATGATCGACATGAGCTCCGTGGACTGGAACTCCATGTTGCCGTCCTCATCGAGGTAGTACGGCACCACGCGGCTCGTGCGCGGATCGAAGACGTCGAAACGCCGGAACCCGTTCAGGTAGTACCACGCCAGGATCCACAGCGTCCGGCGATAGGTGATCTTCGTCAGCTCACGCTCGACGTGCTGGTCGATGATCTGACCGAGTTGGTGCTTGTCCTTCGGTAGCGGGTATGCCTCAGTTGCCATCTGTCTTTCGCTTCCTCAGGGACTTCCAGCCGGGCGGCATCTCCTCGAAGAGCTCCACGCCCTTGAGGTTGAACGACGACGCGGGTGTGGGATCAGGCTGCGGCACCTTCTGGGTCGAGGGCATCGCAGTCATCCCGTCCGCAACCTGCTGCCCATAATAAGCCTGGGCAAGCATTTGGAAGTATACGAACGGAATGGTGACGTACAGCGGATTAGACGCGCGTTCCTCGTGAGGCATTGTCATTTCTCTCCATGCTGTTGATAATGCTGTCCACCCCCACCGAGCCGAAAGGCATCGCTTCCACGTTGCGCATGCCCCCCACCAGCTGGTCGTGGATGCTGCCGTCCGCAAGCATCTGGTCGAAATCCAGGGCTGCGGGCCCGTCGTGCGCCACCTGGCGGTCCAGGCGTCCCCTGACCACGAACATGCTCATGGCCACGGTGTCGATGAAGTCGTCGTGCTGCAGGCCACCGCTCTCCGCGTCCGGGTTGAACTGCTCGATCTGGTCAAACAGGAGCCGCCACGGCAACTGGCCCCGCCGCCAGACGGGGAACTTGATGAGGCCGTGCTCGAACCGGTAGTGCAGGGCGTTGATCTTCGCCGTCTTGTCCAGCGTGCCCACGCGCAGGGGGACGATGCGGGGCGGGGTCTCGCCCGTCACCTCAGCCGCACGCTGCCGGACCATGGACTCCATCGCCGAGTACAGGCCATACGACTGACGGACCACCTCCGGGTGGATCGCCGGGCAACCCCACCTGCCGGCCATGGCGAACGCCGCCTCGATCAGCCGCTGCTCCCGGCACTGCATGCCCCAGGTGTCCAGCACGAACAGGCACGCGTCCACCGGGTCGTAGCCCATCAGGGTGCAGACCTTGTAGTCGCTGTCGCTTGTTGCCGTGTAGCTGGTGTCGACCGTGATGAACATCCGCACCCGGTCCTTCAGGAACGAGGCCATGGGCATCCGCTCCTCGGTCCCCGCCTTCCCGCGCCAGCACACCGTCGCCTCGCTGTTCTTCGGGTCCGAGTCCACAAGGGGGTCAGGGTTCTCCAGCCACCAGCCGTGCTTCTCCCGCGTGACCTCGCCGAAGTGCAGGTCCTCGGCCTCGCCCGGCTGCGCCAGGTACTCGGCCATGTAGTTGTGGCTGCCGATCATCTCCCGGATCTCCTCCAGGCTGACCAGCCCCTTCAGCTTCGGGTCCTCCTCCTTGGACTTCCGGTCAAGCGGCCACATGCCTGGCCAGCAGGACTTGCGGACCCCACCTTCCTCGTACTCGGCCTTGAGCACCAGGCGTGCCCACTGGTCGAAGCGAGGGTCGCGGGCCACCGGACCCTGCGGTCCCGGCTCGGTCGCCATCGCGTGCCACGCGTAGTGACGCCGGCTCACGAACGTCGCCAGCCACCGGACGCTGGTGTCACGCCTGGTGACCATGGGAATGACCACCTTGAACAGCAGACGCTCCATGTACGAGCGGAGGATGCTCATGCTCGTGCTGGCCTTCGGGTCGTACTCCGGGTCATCCAGCGCGTACACGCGCGGGCGTCCGCCGCGCTGGCGGCTCTCCGCGCTGATGGCCCGGAACCAGCTGCCGTTGTTCAGGTACATCATCTCAACGCCGAACGACCGCTCGCCGCGCTTGGGCGTGATGCGGCCATCGGGGAACTCGGGACCCCAATCGTCCGCGAGCCGCTGGTTGCCGAGGAACTGAGTCTTCAGGACCTGGCTTGTCTGCTCCGCGTTGTCTCCGCTGCTCGTGGCGTAGATGAAGGAGTACGCCGGGCGGCTAACCATCTGCAGGAGTGCCGACTTTCGGAAACAGTTGCTCTTCGCGAAACCGCGTGGTGCGATTGCCACGCTCTTGCTTGCGAGGGCCCACAGCCGGTAGATGGCGAAGTGCCCGAGCGGCGACTCGATGGGGTCATCGTCGTAGAAGTAGGGATTGAAGTCCTCGTCCCAATCCGGGTACAGGTAATAACGATCAAAAAAGTTGATGCTTGCCGCGAGCGCATGCGCCCGGTCGTTGGGGTCCCCGCCGAGCTGCCACTGCTTGCACGCGTTCACGCGCGCAAGACGCTGGCCCTCGGGCGTGAGCGTGAGGTAGTCCGCCGGCAGGGGATAGAAGTCGTTGCCGCCCCTCGGGATCAGTAGCGTCAAGACCCCACCAGCCTCACGGCAGCGACGCGCAGGAGCGCAATGGTCAGCAGCTTGTGGTCCTTGATGGATCGGCCCAGGTCGCTGGCGATGCGGAACCACTCCTCCGTGGGCTCGATCCGGCTGCGGAACATCTCGCCGATCTGCGGGGGCTCAGCGTCGCGGAACACGGTGGGCTCAACGATGCCGAGGTCCAGGAGGATCGGGGCACCGAGCCGCCAGCAATCCAAGGAGTCAAGTCTGTCCAGCGTCTCCCACACGGGGAGCAGGTGGTCAGGAATCGCGGGCGGGGAGATACTGGGCTGCGAAGGGGAGGCTTTCGGGGACTTGGACATGGGACTTGCTTTCCTGGAGGGACTGGACGAGCTTGCTCGTCGCGCTGATCTTCACCGTCTGGTTGCCCTCGACGTGCGTGATCTCGGCGTTCTGGCTGGCAATGATACCGTTGATCTCCGCGGTCTCGCGCACCACGCCACGCAACTGCTTCATCGCCGCCATTGCGACCTTGGGATCGGGGTCACGGCTGAACTCGACCAGCCGCTCCACCTCCTCCCGCACCTCCCAATTGCTGGACTTCAGCGCGAGCGCGACGCCATCGAGCCCGAAGTACGAACGGATCACCTCGTCGCCGCTGCTTGCACGCTGGCTCTTCATCGTCCAAACCTCTTAGCCAACATGGCAAACGCCTGCTCCTTCATGCCGGGTCCCTTGCCAGGTCGCTTGATGATGGGCTTGCGGGTCGCCTTGCCCATCTTGCGGAAGCTGCCCGACTTCACGAGCCGCGCCTTGGGCAACCGCACCTTCTTGCCCTGCTTCTTGCGGGCAGGTGGGGGCACGACCACGTTCTCCTGCGCGCCACCCAACCGACCACCCATGAGCGTCTGCATCAGGCCGGGGCTGTACGGGGGAGTGTCCTGCTTCACCGGCGGTTCCGCGCGGGCAGCGATGCGGGACAGCACGCCCTCGACCGTAGGCCGGACGCGGGAGTTTCGGGGCGTGGAAACCTTGACGCTTTCCTGCCGCCCGCGGCGACGGACAATGGGCAGACGGCGGGGAGCTGGCTTGTCGGTGGGTTCGGGCTTGCCGCTCACGGTCGGTCGCGGACGGGCAACGTCCTTGGCAAGGCGCAGCGGTCCGACCAGTTCCCGCTTCTCCCCCGGCTTCCCGACGACGCGAGGCTCAAGCGCAAGCTGGCGAGGCTGAGTGGGCTTGCCGCGCCCGAACTCAACGTCCTCCGAAGCCTCGCGTTCCTTCTGTTTGGCTTCCTGCTCGATGGCGTACTTGCTGCGTGGCGGTCCGACGACGGCAACCTTGCGGCTACCCCGGCGACCGCCGATGTTCTCCTCGCGGGTACGCAGGACCTTGAACGCCTTCTCCTTCCGGGCCTGCTTGCGCGCGGTTTCAGATGCGCGAGCGCCCAGAGACACAAGCTTCGCACCCTTCTTCACGGAAGTCTTCGGCTCGCCGGCTTCGGTGCTCATCTGGCGGGACTCGGTGCGGGCAGCCTGTCGGCCAGGGGGTGGACCGAGCACGGGGTCCTTGTCCGCGTCCGCCGGCTTGAGGCCAAGGGTGACACCGGCAGTGGAGGTGGGCTTGGCGAAGCGGACGTTCTTGATCGCCTCCCCGTACTTCTCGATGGCCCGCTCGTTGGTGGGGATCTTTCCCTCCTCCATGCGGACACGCAGGGCGCGCGCAACGGCCTTGCGACCTGCGGGGCTGTCAAAGACTGCCTTGATGATGGGCTGGTACTCGGCCGGGACAGAGGTCTGGAACTCCTGGCGGGCACCAGTGCGCTTGCGGCGCATCGCGGCGAGCTCCTGCGGGGAACCCTCGAAGTACCGCTCGTCCGTGGGCTTGACGCCGCCGAGCACTGCCTGTCCTGCACCAATGCCCTCGATGCGGTCACCGGCATACACGGAGGCCATGGCAAGGTGGCCCGCGATGCTCTTGTCGACCTTGCCTGCGTCGATCATCTTCTGGATGGACGACCGGATGTTCTCGGAGGAGTAGTCGCCCCGGGACCGCTTCAAGACCTCGAGAACGTGGTCGGCGGTGAGGGATTCAGGAACCTTGATCGGTCGCAGAGGTCGGGTTGCCATTGCTCATTCCCTGTTCGTGGGACGGGATCATTCTAAGCACAAACCTCGTCAGTTCCTCCGCGGCAGTTCGGATTGCCACGCGATCCGTGTCCTGGATTGAGAGGCCCCTGATGCGCCGGCTGTCGGCCACGGCACGCACGACCTGCTTCCAGTTCGCGTAGATCTCCTTGGGGTCCACGCTGTTCCGGTACTGCTTGCGGGCCTTGCGGTAGACCTTCATGTAGGAGTTGGGGCCGATGAAGTCCTTCTGCCCGGGCATCGACAGGTTCTTCATGCAGAGCTGGAAGGTGGCGGGATCGACGAACCCCACCCGGCCGAGCACGATGATGGGGCAGCAGATGGCCCGGCACAGTGCGCGGAAGGCACGGGTCTTGTCGATGCCGTATGGCCGCAGCTCGCGGATGTAGTACTCCTCCGACATGAGGCGCACGCCCCTGCCGAAGGAGATGACATGCTGCTCGCCTGCCTCACTCAAGGTCAGAAGCCGAGACGGAGCCTGAGCTCATCGAGGATGGAAGGCGGAAAATTGCCCAGCGCATCGGCCGCCTGGCTTGCACGACCGGCAGCGACAGCGGCGCGGCGGCCAGCACGACCCGCGGTCATGTGCTTGGCGTAGGCGTCGGCGTCCAGTTCGGCCATGCGTCGGCGGAAGTCGGCATCTCCCTGTGCGTACTGCTGCTGGGTGCGGGCGACGTCTTCCTCGCCGAGTTGACGGGCCTGCGTGGCGTAACCGATGTCGAAAGCGCGCTGTTCCTGCGCACGATCCATCATCTCCTGCGCCTGCCGGTAGTCCTCGCGGGTGAGGCCGGGCGCACTCTGGTAGATGGACGAAGCGGGCGCGGCGTCGATGCGGCCCAGCGTTTGGCTGAGCGCGGACGGGCCGATGGGTTGACGACGGGGTGCAGCCTTGGTTTCCGGTCGACCCACGGGAGCCGCCATCTTCTCACCCACACCGCGCGTTGAGTAGGGCGCGGGACGCGGGCCCGGAGCGGCTGGCTTGGCCTTGGTGGGGGCAGGCTCTGCGCGGGCGAGGAGCGCGGGCGGCTTCGGCGCGTTGCGGGCGAAACGCTCGGCAAGCTTGGCGGGTCGGCCTGCGCGCTCGGTACGGGCACGGGCGGTTTCGGCCGTCACCTTGCTGACGCGGCGGGGTCCGGACTTCTGTCGGAAGGGAGTAGCGGAGGGTGGCATCGCGGCGACAGGCAGGCCGCGGTTGGGTCCGGTGGTGAAGGTGCCGGATGGAGTGGCAGTGTCAAGGCCGATGAGGGAGTCGAGCATCTCGGAGATGCGAGACATTTGCGCATAGCGGTCGGCAAGACTTGAATTTGTCGGCTGAGATGCCATAATGGGCGTTCCAACAAGGAGAGAAGATGACTGACTGGTTGCAGAACCCGTTGCAGTCGCTTGAGCCCGTCAAGGTGGCTCGGCGAATCATACAGAGGCAGTTTACCGCGCCGGGTGGCATGCGCGGACTATGGAGATGGAAGAATGACTGGTGGAGCTGGGAGGGCGGCACATGGCGTGTGCTTGACGAGGAGCGCATCCGGGACCGTGTGTGGCTTGTGCTGGAAGACGCGGTATACGAGCGGCAGACGCAGAACGGCCCCGTGCTGGTGCGATACAGCCCTGACAAGCAGAAGGTCGACGGGGTCGTGCGGGCGCTGGAGGCGTTGGTGCGGATCGAGGCTGAGGAGGTTCCGCTGTGGCTTGACGCGCCGGATGAGCGGTTCCCGCCTGGGGAGACTGTTGCTTTCCGGGATCGGCTGGTAAACGTCAAGACGCTGGAGACGTGCCCGAGGCCTGCGCGGTGGTTCGACACGGCAATCCTGCCGGTGGACTACAAGCCGGATGCCCCCACCAGCAGATGGCAGCAGGCGGTTGCTGAGTGGGGTGAGGGCGATCCCGTGTGGGCCGAGTTGCTGGCGCGGTGGATGGGGTACTGCCTGATGGGCAACCGGAAGTACGCCAGGTGGATGCTGATGTACGGCAAGATCAGGGGAGGAAAGGGAACTATAAGTTCCACTATTCGGAAGTTGGTGGGCCGGGATGCGTTCATGGGCGCGAGCCTGGAGGACCTGGCGGGGGGCTTCGGCATGGACGGGCTGGAGCGGACGAAGGTGCTGAGCATCAACGAGGTGAGTGAGTTGGACGGGAAGAGCGGGGAGAGGGTGTGCCGGGTGGTCAAGAACATCGTGGGCCGTGACCCGATGACGGTGGACGCGAAGTACATGCGGCAGCAGCGGAACGTGATCGTGAACGCGGCGGTGATCATGCAGAGCAACGAGATCCCGGTGCTGCCCAACAAGGGCAGGGGCCTGAGCGGGAAGATGCTGGTGCTGCCGTTCGAGGTCAGCTTTGAGGGCAGGGAGGACCTAGACTTGGAGGCAGAGCTGGGGAAGGAGCTGGAGGGGATTGCGGCGTGGTGCGTGGCGGGCGCGCACAGGCTGGAGAACAGCAAGGCGGCGGATCGGTGGCCGATTCCGAAGGCTGCTGAGCGTGCGGTGCACCTGTACCACCTGCAGAACAACCCGTTCGATGCGTTCCTGGAGGCGCGGTTCGTGGCGAGGAAGGACGGGTTCGTGAGCAACGGGATTCTGCGGGCGCAGTGGGATGCGTGGACGAAGGCCAACAAGATCCGAATGCACGTCGCGAGCAACATGCTGCCGATGAAGGTGTCGCAGGGCAGCAGCTGGGACCTGAGGCAGGTGCGGCTGAGCGAATCGCAGGGACATGAGCGAGGAATTGCTGGGATGAGCCTGCGAAAGGAGTACGATGACGAGCACTAGGAGGCGCGATGGCTCAACCGGACCAGGACATGATGGGCTGCGACCAGGTGATGGGTGTAGTCATGGGCGATGTAACCCAGCGGGCAAGTGCCGCGATGAAGTACCTGGAGTGGCTGGAGGGCGTGACTGGTCCCCGGTGGATCGGGACTGAGCGCGGTGCGGTCAAGCAGGAGGGTCGGAAGGCCAGCGACGGGGAGCTGGAGGTCCGGAAGGCCGCGTTGCACTACCTGCGGCTGCACTTCCTGGGCGAGATGGACTGATAACGAGCTTCTTCTCTCCATGCGCCCCTGCCACCTTCGGGTGGTGGGGGTGTTTGCTTATGGGGCCAAGGGGGCGTACCGGAGTGACCTGGTGGTTTCTATCCTTTATATATAACTATCTCTACGAAGGAAAGAAAGGTTGGTATTACTGGTACGGGTTAGGGGTTTGGTAGGGAATTTTGAGAGGGATTGACCCTTTCCCATATTATCAGACCCCAACGCAGGGGCCGCTACCCCCTCCCTCGACCGTGCTAGCGCGTGGCGCGGTCAGCGCAAACCGGCGCAGAGGCTCCTCGACGGGCGGGCGGTTGAGCGTGTAGTCGCGGCGCTTCCGTGACCTCCCTTCTTGCGAAGGAGGTCACTACCGCGTGTTGCGGTTGTGTCCATCCTGCATCCGTTTGCGAAAGGACGCCCACCGTGGCTACCAAGATTGCTGCCGTTTCCGCCGTTTCCGCTGACCTCGCCGCTGCTATCGCCCGTGCCGAGGCGGCCGAAGCCCGTGCCGTTGCCGCCGAGGCGCGCGCCGCCCGACTCGCCGTCGAGTCCTGCGACTACGAACTCGTCGTGACCACCGGCATCCCCTCCAAGTTCGCCGGCGCGCCCGCGTGGGGCACGGTCGAGTTCGTCAACCGCCGCACGGGCGACAAGCGCGAGATGCGCTACGTCTCGGAGCGCACCTCGACCCGGGCTGATGGCGCGACCGTCCTGACGGTCTACGCCAACAAGCCCGCGCCCGCTGCGCCCGTCGCGTCCAGCGACGCTCCCGCCGCCTCGTGACGCCCCTGCGCCCCCCTCCCCCTCTTGCGAGGGGAGGGGGGCTTTCTCTCTCTCTCCTGTGCGTCCCGTGTGTCGCACACCAACCCCGTGCTCGCGAAAGGAGCCACAGCCATGCCGACCCCGACCGACCGCGTCATCTCCGACATCCACGCCAGCGTCCAGCGCATCCAGAACGAAGCGCGGATGCTGCGCAACCTGATGATCCAGCACAAGGACGGACTGCACACGCCCGTCCTGCACGTCATCGAGAACACCGAGGGCATCATCGAGCACGCCGAGGCCCTGACCTTCGAGGTCTGCTCGACCTGCGGGCACGGTGCGCACATCACCTGCCCGTGCAACCACCCCGACAACAACGACCGCGACGCCGGCCGCGTCTGCGCCTCCTGCCAGCACGACCTGGAGCAGGACGCTGACTTCCGCTGCGTCCGGTGCGGTACGCCCTCGTGACCCCTCGGGGGTACTTCCCGCTTGCGCGGGGGAAGTACCCCCTTTCCTCCCTCCCCCCACCATCCAACTCCAACCCCGAGGACACCATGACCGACGACTGGAAGAACAACATCAAGCCGACCCCGTCCACCTACGCCCTGCACGCGGACCCCAACAAGCCGCTCCGCGACGCGCACCACACCATCCGCCAGCTCAACGACCGGATCGCCGAACTCAACGAGCAGGTCTCCCAACTCACCAAGATCCACGAGGAAGACGAGTCGAAGATCAAGAACCTGCGCAGCATGATGGACAACATGCGGCAGACCTCGCGCATCGAGGAGCGCCGGCTCAAGGACGAGATCGACACCGTCATCACCGAGCGAGGCGTCTACCGCCGCCTGCTCCGCGACATCCTCCACCTCAAGGACTGACCATGGACCCCGACACCGAGACCTGCGACGGCTGCGAGCAGCAGTTCGACCCCGAACTCCTCACCACCTGCCGTTACACCGAGTCCGATGGCAACATCGAATGCCTCCGGTTCTGTCCCTCTTGCATTTCCCACTGATCTCCTACACCCCGTGCGGGGGGAGTGCTTGCGCACCCCCCGCACGGGGGTTGCACTCGTTTCTTTCTTCTTTCTTTCTCTTTCTTACGGAGTCCACAATGGACATCAAGTTCGATTCGCTCGCGTCCGCTGACCTGTCCGCCTTCCGCTACGCCTCGTCCACCGACTACCCCAACGGCCGCTACTCCGCGACCGTCACGAAGGTCGACGCCCAGACCACGGACAAGAACGGCGAGTTCTGCCTGCGCTTCCGCCTCACGCTCGCCGTCGACCAGGCCCAGGGCATGCCCCGCCTGACCGTCACGGACCTCATCTCCTTCACCAACGGCACCGCCTTCTCCGCCGTGGGTGCCAACGTGTTCTGCGACCTCATCGAGTGCACCGGCCTGTCCCGTGACTCGGTCCGCACCCTCTGCAACCAGCTCCGCGACGCCCTCGCATCCGCCGACAAGCCCGGCGTCATCTCGTCCTTCCGCTCCATCGCCGAGTACGCATCCGCCCTCGCCGGCTCCCGCGTCGCTCCCAACATCGAGTGGAAGACCAGCGGTGACCGCGAGTTCGCCAACGTCCGCGGCTCCGCAGCCGTGCCGTCCTACCTCTCGGCTGCCAACGAGGTCGACCCCGCCGCCTCGTTCACCGGCGATGACTGCGACATGGAACGCCAGCCCAAGCGCAAGCTCAAGGCCGTGCGTCGCTGAGTCCATCCACTCGCTCCCCCACCAGCCTCTGCTCCTGCACGCTGGTGGGGGACGGGCTCTCCGCGAAAGGAACCACATGCCATCTCCATCTCTTCCGTCTCTCACCGTCGCCGCTCTTCTCACCCCCATCCCGTTCTCCTGCTGGGTCGTTCGCCACTCCGAGATCGACGCCGTCACCCCCACCACGCTGCCCAACCTCCCGCTCACCGAAGACCACCGTCCCTACTTCTCAGCCCCAGCCCACGACACGCTCGCCGAGCCCATCTCAGTCCCCGCCGAAGTCGATGGCTCCTACACCGAGGAGTTCTCGTTCCGCGCCGCGTGGGAACTGACCCGCTCGCTCGAGTCCCTGCCCGGCCCGTGGCAACACGCCTACCGCCAGTGGAACCGTCGTCTCGCCGAGCACGACCTCTCCATGTCCGCAGGCGGCGCACACCGCTACGCCCAGCCCCAGCCCGTCCGCGTCACCCCGCGTCCACCCACCTCCGCCGTCCTCTCCACCTGCCAGCACGACCAGCGCCGCGCACTCCGCGCACGCCTGTACCGCCGACTCGGCATCGTCCGCTGTGCCCGCACCAACCGACTTGCCCGTGACCCCGACTCGTCCTGGACCTCCCACGGTCCGCTCGACCGCCGCGTCCTCTGGGCCCACACCTGACCCCACCAGTCCTTTCGCATCCCCCGCGCAGGGCCGCTCACGCGTCCCCTGCGCGGGGGACTTCCTCTTCATTTCCCTTTGACCGGAGCAGTCCCATGCCGACCCCGATCATCACCGCCAAGTACCAAGTCTTCTGCGCAGTCACCCCCACCGGCCGCATCATGCAGGTCTGGGCAACGCCCTCCGACTCCATGCCAGAGGTCATCGCCACCGACTACCCCGACCCCGACACCTGCGTCACCCACCTCGTCTGCGCCACCAACTCCTACGCCGAGGCCTTCCGCTCCTGGCAGGCCAACGCCAACGTCTGCCGAGATCACTGCTACGCCCTCTCCACCAAGGTCCACACCATCAACCCCGAACTCGAGGACTGAACCATGTCAACCAATCGCCTCTATCTCCACTGCGGCGCACAGGACATCGCCTTCGATGACCTCGCCATGATCTGCCCGCCCGAGCCCACCGACTCGTGGCACCCCATCCCGCACTCCTCCTTCGTCACCGCCATCCGCTCGGCCCTCACCCTGATGGGCGCAACACTCCGCACCGAATCCCTCGCCGTCAAGCACGGCAAGACCGGTGCCGACAAGTTCTTCGGCCTCATCGAGTTCGAGCACCCCCTCATCCCGGCCCCCACCAACGACGGCCTCGTCGGCTTCGGCTTCCGCTCGTCCTGGGACAAGTCCTTCGCCCAATCAGGCACCATGTCATTCCGCACGTTCGTCTGCGACAACCTCGCCATGTCAGGCGGCGAAGCCATCTCGTTCCACCGCAAGAACACGCCGGGCCTCGCCTCCTCCTACGACTCAACCATCGCCTCGTGCATGGTGAACTTCATCACCCAGGCCCGCACATTCGTCGCCGCCCTCAACGACCTCGACACCCAGCCCCTGCCCGACACCCGCGAGTTCATCGACACCACCGCCTGCGCTCTCGCCGACAACGGCGCAGTCCTGTGGCAGAACGTCCCGCACCTGCGCCGCGAACTCGCCAACCCCACCGGCCCGGGCGGCCTGTTCCCCTCCCGCTCGGCCGGCCTCACCAAGGGACTCGTCCTCCAAGCCGTGACCGAGGTCGAGAAGCGATCCCTCAACGCACTCACCACGCCCGACCGTCTTCGTGCCGCCACTTCCTACATCACCAACCTGGAGCCCACCCATGCGTGACCCCACCAACCCCGACGTCCTCGCCTCCGCTCGCAACTTCGTGGACTCCACCAACAAGTTCCACATCAACGGCTACCCGCTCAACCAGGACATGATCTACAACCTCGCCAAGGACGCCGTCTCCCTGCACCTGCGGCTGACCCTCGCCGTCAACCACATCAACAACCTCCAGGCCCAGATCGACCTGCTCCGTTCCGAGATCGCATCGCCCACCGAGTAACGCCATGAACACCACGCTCGCCACCCGCACCCGTCCCTACACCGACCCGCACCCGTCCGCCTCCATCAAGCGCGACGCCGTCCGCGACATCGAGCAGTACTTCAAGGACCGCAAGGCAGCCATCGCCAAGCTCATGCGCGAGAACAACGCCGACAAGATGGACGAGTTCCAGTGGACGATGATCTACGACTTCGAGCACGCGCCCACGGTCACCTCCCGCAAGCGACTGCTCGAGCACGGCATCATCCCCGTCCCGCCGCACGAGCTGCCCGACCCCACCAG